AGGGTTTGTCCCTGTCGTCCGTTCTGCTGTCGTCCTTCAAGAGTAAAGCAGAACGGTCAAGGGTTTGTCCCTGTCGTCCGCTCTGCTGTCGTCCTTCAAGAGTTTGGAATCAAGAGTTTGGAATCATCCAAAAAAGTAAAAGTTAGTCGAATATCTTCATCAATTCAGACAATGTTATTTTTGCGAATAAGTCACGGTTTACGGCCATTTTACATTCATACTCAATTGTATCGAAAACGGATTTTATAATCGCTGTCTGAACGCGTCCGATCGTTGTTTTGCTTTTCCGCAACGTTTCTGCCGTCTGTCTGATCGTTTTACCACTTAATAAGCCGGTGTATACTTGCGTGCTAAAATCGTCCAATGTACATATAATCTGTTCTTTAATTCCTTCTTTAAGTCCTTCTGTCATACTTGTTCTGATCTTGTCAATCTCAACTTGCCTATTCGTTTTCTTTTCTGCCGTTTTTGTCAAGTCTGTTTTGCTGTCGCTGACAGTATCAATAATAATGCAGTCATCCAACGCCGCGTACAGCACAGGATCGGCAGTGATCAAACGACTGAAGGCGGCGCGGATCGTGCATAAATGGTTGCTTGCACACTGTTTTGTGATTTTTCGCTTATATGCTATTTGCGTTACTGTATAGCCTTTTACAAGCAATTTCAATGTTGTGTTTTCAGACTTTGACAAAATTGTCTTAACTTTATGATATGCTGTTAAGATCGCTTTGCGTTTTTCGCGCTTGTCAACGTCATAAAATAGCAGATCAAGATCTTGCTTTTCGTCAGGAATGTCACAGTAAAAGTCATAATCAGAATCAATACTACTGACAACAAAGTTGTCGGAAACGTGAATTGAACGGATTGAAATAAGATAGTCGTTAATCGCTAAAAATACTGCGTGGATCAGACTGTCAACGGACTTTTCTGTAACAGCTTTTAACATCCACCTTCTAACATTTGCAAGTCGTTTGTTTGTATGATAATCTTCTGATACGTCTGCGCAGTAGTGTTTGCACGCTTTGACAACGCCGTTGGTTTCTATTCTATCGTATACGCTGTTCAAGTGCTTTAACAGATCAGCCGATTTTTCCAAAAAATGCACGTCAATTTCAAGCTGTCTGCTGTCTGCTGTCAGGGTTTTATACATAGCAAGCGCGGCAACGCTCAGAACGTCTGCAACGTCAGGCTGATCCCACTCACCGCGCAAACAGGAATAGTACATAGCGTATTGTGTTTTTGTTCCTTCTCTTTCAACTGATTTTTTACAACTACAGTATGTAATGATTTTACATAAGTCAATCATAGCCCGCCCGCTTTTGTCATTCGTCAGCATATCCCAGGTATATTCAACTTTGCTATACTTTTGTACCGCTGCTGTCAAGTCATCTTTGCACTGTCCAACTTTTCCGATCCACGCGCTGTGTTGTCTTGTCTTTTCTGCTTGCTCTGCCGTTGTCGGTACCTTCTTGTCGCTCAGCCGTTCAAGCACTTCCTTTTTTCTTTTTTTCTGTTCTGCCGTTCTCTTTGTTTCCGCTGTATCGTCTGTTGTATATGTGCATTGCATACAAGATGTGACAGGCAAGGCAAGCCGCCGACGGCGTACAGCTTTGACGATCTCAGCTGCTTGCTTGACAGTCAGCCGCGGTTGCTGCTTTTCCGTTGCTGCTTGTCTATACGCTGTGTATACAAGCGCCTTATGCTCTTCTGTCAAGATAACACCACGTTTGACTACCACCGCGCCGTCAAGTGATACTGTCCGATACTCATTATAGGTTTTCGGAACAGTGTAGTCACTCCAACAGTGGCGGATGTTGTCTGCCGTCAGGTGCATAGTGTTTTTTTCTGTTTTCAGGTACGCGGGGATGATTTTCATGTTGATCCTTCTTTCCGCTGATTTGCTCAGCTATGTTTTTTGTTTTATACAGACTGTATAAGCTGTAAAGCGCGTTTTACTGTCTGTATAGATACCTCTGTCAGTATCATGATACAAGTATAAAACATTTTTGTTGATTTGTCAAGCCTTTTTTGACATTCTTTTTATACGCGCTTTTTTATCACTTTGTAGTGTATCATCCGTGGTTATGGTATTTTACCGCCGAGAAGATCGGCAGAGTCTGCAAGTTGCCTTTCCTCCCACCCCTCACCTTCTCACCTCAAAAACCCTGATTTCAAGCCACTTTTAGCCATAGCAACGTCATCGCTAGATAGCAGCACGAACTACAAAATGTATTTTCCAAAAGCAAAGATCAATAGCTCGCACAAAAACGTAGCGTAAGCGTATCCGTTCTTCATTGGAAAAATAAAACGTCAAGCAGCGTTGACAATGGGCTATAAATTAGATATAATATTAATAGGATGATACAAAAACAAATCATCACTGAGAAGCATCGCTAAAATATACACTCCTTTATAAATACTTTTCTCTTTTTAAAGGCAGCTCTTGAAAGTGGCTTGTAGAGCGGGTTTCAAGCCCTCAATTTCCAATTTTACAACTTTTAAGTGCTAAAAAGAAATTTAGTGACAAAAATATACCAATCCAACAAAGAAAGGAAGTATGAGATTATTGATTAAAGTATGTAATGCCATCATGGGATCAGGCAAAACAAGTGCAGCAATTACTTATATGAACGAGCACAAAAACGAGTCAAGATTCATATTTATCACTCCATTTTTGGAAGAAACAAAGCGCATTAAAGACAAGTGTCCTGATCTTCATTTTGTAGAACCATCTTCAAGGATACCGAAGTATGGTTTTAAAAAAAGAAGTCATACAGAACATTTGATTTCTGAGGGAATGAATATTGCTACAACTCATTCTGCATTTAAGACATATACTCATGAGATGTTAAATCAGATTAAAGAACGAGGATATACTCTGGTTATAGATGAGAATGTAGATGTATTGGAACAAATGGAAGCTGATCCAAATGATTTGGAATTAGTAGTAGCAAATGGATTTATGAAAGAGCGGGACGGAGAATATAGAATCACAGACAAGGAGTACAAAGGTGTTGCATTAACATCTGGGCTGTTAGGAGTTGCTAAGACAAGAGTATTAACAAGAGTCAAAGATGGTTCTGATATATTCTATTATTGGAGTTTACCTGTTGATCTGATAACGTCGTTTAAGGACGTGTTTGTTTTGACTTATATGTTCGAGTGTCAGAGTATCTATTATTTCTTGAAGCTACATAATCTTCCTTATGAATACATTGGAGTGAATAAGGATGAGTGCGGTGTGTATCGTTTTGTAGATCACGGTGGTTCTATTCCAGAATATGTTAAGTCGTTAGGAGATAAGATTCATATATTGGAAAATGAAAAAATGAACTCTATTGGAGACGGTTATCATGACTTGTCGATGCATTGGTTCAGTAAAAAAAGCAGTGATGTAGACCAGTTAAAAAATAATATATATAACTGCTTTAGGAACATATGGGACGTTCCTACTTCTGAACGACTGTGGTCTACGTTTAAGATAGCACAACATAAACTGAAGGCAAAAGGATATATCAAGTCATTCCTTGTATTTAACTCAAGAGCAACTAATAGCTACAAGAACAGAACGAGTTTGGTGTATGCTGTTAATGTCTTCATGAACGTAAACGAGAAGCTGTATTATAAGAGATATGGCATTGATGTGGATGAGGATGGCTATGCATTATCAACTATGATTCAGTGGATCTGGAGATCGGCAATAAGAGAAGGTAAAGATATTAATATATACATACCAAGTAAAAGAATGCGTACCCTCTTGATCGGTTGGATAAATACAGTCAGCAGGGAGGGTGGTGTAGATGAAGCAGTGTAAAGATTGTTATTACTATGAGTTGTGTGGTCTGAGACGGCTATGTGGTTATTACGATCCTATATCAAACACTAATGAAACAGATGATGAGATAGTCGGTCTGTTTATTGCTAAAGATAAAAAAGAATTTATTCATGATTGGAATATGTATATCGAGCAGGACGAGCTCGATTAAATTTATTCCATAACAATACAAATACAAAACATTGGAGTGGGGCGATATTTATAAGCAAACAATTAGCATGTCAGAAGTTTATCTTTAAAATACACAGTAGTAGGCTGAGAAAGGAAAAGTGGAATCTGTCTTTGCCGCTTGAGGAGGCGAGAAAAAACGAAGAGGTAATATCGCTTGCAGATAGCCAGGTGCTTCGTTGGATAGATGAACTAAATGGAATATATGATGCTGATACAAAAGCAAAGCATATCAAAACAAGTATTAAACGTATTAAAAAAGAAAACAATTCTGCACAAAACAAAAGAGAAATACGAAGATTGTATAAAGAACTTGATAAGATTCAATTTAAATCTGATTATATGTGCTTGATTATCGATAAGCCTAAAGACTACTATAGGGCGTGTAAAGGGTTTACCATCAATGGAGTAGTGTATCGCCGGTTGCTTGGAACTACTGGTGGTGTGAAGAACTCGACCATCGTCTTCGTCAGCGAGAGGCTTGTGGATGAGCTGAGGAGACGAATAGATAATGGCAGAGATATGAGTAAGGAGTTCGTCCCTGCAAAGCTGGAAGCATATAAGGGTTTGTCATGCAGTGCATCAAACCCTGTCTCCATGCCAAACGGTATCTTGGTCGTAAATGATGCAGAGACGGAGTTTTTTGCCGATGTCATTAACTTGTCTAATGAGAATGACGGCGAGCCGCAGATGGAGTTTGGTAAGAATCAAAAGATAACCCTTGATGCATCGGATGGCTTCGGCTTGATGTTACCGTCTCTGGCAGAGAGGTGGAGTCAAGAACTTGGGTTAGACTATGTAATGTCCGGCTGCAATACTAGAAATTCTTATGAAAAGGGGGTTCTTTTCACATTTGATTTCATTGACTTCGCAGATAAGGTTGCCAACAACTATATAGTTAAAGATGCGTGGGGTAATGATGTGGACATTCGTAATGTCGAGATAGTCTTGACTACATCTATGCTAAAGTTGTGGGATAGTTATAGTAGCTGCGAAGATTACGTTGCGAAGTCATTAAGCAATCACTATACGTTCGCCATACCTAAAGTCTGTCCTGAATTTCTGGAAAGTGAGAGAAATCTAAACTATCAATTTATCCAAAGTTATGATTTGAGCAACGAAGATATTGATGAACTAATCGCACCAACAATAAACGAAATCAAAGAGGTGCTTGGCGGAGACTGGCGCAAGTCGGTACTGTTCTTGAAGGGTTCTGGGTTAAACGATAAGAACGTTAGGAAACTTCCAGACGATTTCATAAAGGCGATTATGATTGATCACGATATTGTGCACGATCCATACATACAAAGTATTATCTATCAACAAATTAAGAACAGGATAGATGAGGCTAAGACGGGGGTAGTTAAAGTTCACGGTAATTACTCTATCGTTTCTGGAGACCCCTATCTTTTATGTCAGAGTATCTTCGGGTTGGAGAAGACCGGCTTGCTCAAGGCGGGGGAAATATACAATGAATACTGGGCTGATGCTGGAGCTAAAGAGTTGGCTTGTTTTAGAGCTCCGATGTCTTGTTATGAAAACATCCGCAAGGTTATTCCTGTAGACAATGAAGATGTTCGGTATTGGTTCAGGTATATGAAAACTTGTACTATACTCAACGGATGGGATACAACTATGGCTGCATTGAATGGGTGAACATACGCCCCTTTAGGCGGTAACGCCTAATAGAAAACTGGGTGAACTGCTGGAACGCTGTTGTTTATAAAAGCTATGCTAATCAGCAGGCAAGGCAAACGAAGTTCGTAGGTAGTTTGCAAGCTTCAACGACTATCGAGTGAGGAGAACGACCAATAATCTCGGCACGAGTGCCCAGCCCCTAATAGGGTGATGATATAGTCTGAACTTCTTTGGAAACAAAGAGAGGTAGCAGATAAAGAGCTGCTACGGTAACAAATTGGTGATTTCGATGGAGACTTAGTAATGCTCACCGACAATCCTGTTCTGGTGAGAAAATTATATCCCACACCGGCTTTATGTTGTGCTCAACGCAAAGCGGAGAAAAAGATCCCAACAGAGGAAGATTTTGTTAAAGCGAATATTAATAGCTTTGGAAATGAAATCGGTTCTATTACGAACAGGATAACAAGTATGTATGAGGTGCGTACCGGCTTTGATAAGAACAGCGAAGAATACAAAGTGTTGTCATATAGAATACAATGTGGGCAACAGCATCAGCAAGACACGATCGATCGTGCAAAGGGGATAGTATCAAAGCCAATGGCAAAGTCTTGGTACGACTGGCACGCTGTCAATAAAATTGAAGATGAAGGAAAAAGGAACTTGTATAAAAGAATTATTGCTGACAAGAAGCCTTACTTTATGAGATACATATATCCAGACTTGAACAGGGAATACACGACATATGTCAACAACGCTAATAAGAATAGTATCAGGAAGTTCAATGTCTCAATCGACAAATTGTTGCAAAAGAAATATTCTGAACTGTCAGATGCCGAGCTACAATTCTTAAAATACTATAAGATGTCTATGCCAGTTGGAACTAATGCTTGTGTAATGAACACAATATGTTATAAATTCGAGGCAGAATTCAGCAATTTAATCAGAAAATGTAACGAGTCCAGTACATTCGATTATAGGACGCTGAAGTCAGATGTTGTGTATTCTGAGTATCAATGTAATATGATAAAGAAACTTTTCGATGAATACAACAAAAGACTGCGAAAATTCAAAGTTAATTCCAAAATAGAAAGAATGGATAGCTGCGATACATTACAGGCATTAACCGATATGGAAGCAGAATTTCGCAAAGAGTGCGAGGCTGTCTGTCCGAATCAGTATACTTTATGTAATATTGTTCTTGATATTACATATACAAGGAGTACAACGAAAAAGTTCGCTTGGGCAATGTGCGGCGATGTCATTGTAGAAAACTTGCTTAAAACAAACAATTATAAGATAGAGTATCCTGCATTGTCTAATGATGGTGCGTTTGATTATGCTGGAAATAAATATGAATTGAGAAAAATAGAGTTGGAGGAATTTAATGACGATAGTATTAAATGAGAATGAATGGGCGGAAGAAAAAATCAAGTCAAGCGATTTGGGCGACAATACATATGAGACGCTTTGCAGAGTAGCGAAGTATTACATAAGCAATGGATGTTCTAAAGACTATACGGAACAGATATTAAATAAGTTCCTTATACAGTGTGATTCTTCTGTGGTTTTGGTGAGGTGGAGTAACGCTATCCAGAATGCAGTAAAGTATGCCGTCAAGTATCCGCCTGTCAATATAGATAGCATTAAGGTTGCAAAATCCGAGATGGATTTTATTGACAATATCGAAAGCGCTCAGGCGAGACGTTTGGCTTTTGCTCTATTGTGTATTGCGAAATACTACGATGCCGTAAGAGAAACGAACAATCATTGGGTAAGCACGAAAGATAGTTTGGTTATGTCGATGGCAAACGTCAAAACTTCGATGAAAAGGCAGTGTGCTTTGTTTAGGCGGCTAAACGAGATTGGATTTTTGGAATTTGCTAAGAGAGTTGACAATATAAGCACGAGAATTTGCTTTCTTGATAAAGAGAGAGATGACGGTGAGGTAGTGCTTGAGGTGACAGATTTTAGAAATCTTGGCTATCAGTATCTAATGTATAAAGGAGAACCGTTCTACCGATGCGAGAACTGCGGAATTGTAACCAAGATAGATGCGAAGAAGACATCCAACCGCCTCAAATTCTGCAAGGAGTGTGCTCTTAAAATAGCTGTCCGGCAGAGAGTAAACTCTGTCATGAAGCAGAGACAGCGAGATAGGGGCAATCAAGAAATAGCTATTTCTTAAAATTGCTCTCCTGGTGTTGAAAATTAGAAACTCTCGAAACCCGCATGACAAGCGGATTTTTTGCGTGTTTGCACTCCTGTTATAATGAAGGGAATATATACGCCTTGATTTGCGTATTTTGCCCAAATACAAAGAAAAGGATGAAACGAATTAAATGATTCTTATTTCAAAAGAGGAAAAGGAAAAAATTAGCAAGAGGTTCCCGAATATTCATATCACAAGGACGATGAAGCAGAAGTCTAAGAGGCACAAGTATTATTGCGAAGAGGGCAGAGCTGTGCTGAATTATCTTGATGAACTTCGTTCTGAGGGGATCGTCGCCGATGTGTGATACAAAGTATGCACTCTCCAGAAGAGAAGGCGAATCTGTAGTAGAACATCACAAGCGTCTTATTAGAGGCAAGCTTGTAGACAAAACTTTGTCTGACTACGACTACGCCGAATTAGCCAAGTATGTTTACGGAAAGGCATATGCTCCCGATGTTGCACGACGCATGATGTACGGTAGCAGGAAAACACTTGACTTGTTGGAAAACGAAAAGATAAACGGTACAGCGGACAAGACTATACTGAACGAGATCGACGAAAAGCTTATTGAGCTTCGCAAAGAGCGACAGCGTTTCTTTGACCAACGCAGAGAGTACAACAAATTACTTTCGGCTGACGGAAGAAAAGAATACATGTACGACAGATTGGTCGCTGCTGCGGAAGATTTGTATGATACTGTTGGCAACGTCTATCGAGACGCAGACATTTTCAACGTTGAGACGCTTGGCGACAACGAAGCAGTGCTTGTTTTCAGTGATTGGCATTATGGGATGGTGGCCGACAATGTATTTAATAGATATGACACAGAGGTTTGCAGGCAACGTGTTACGAAAGTTGTTCGAGACACTGCGAAGAGAATTTTGTTGCATAAATGCAAGACACTTCATATAGTTGTGCTTGGCGATTTAATACACGGCGGAATTCATGCCGGTGTGAGAGTGGCATCTGAGGAGCTTGTGTGCGATCAGCTTATGCAGGTATCTGAGATACTTGCACAGTCCATTGATTATCTCAGCCAGATTGTCAACGAAACAGTGGTTTACATTACATATGGCAACCATGCAAGAGCTATCCAAAATAAGAAGGATAACATTCATCGTGATAATATGGAACGAATTGTCCCTTGGTGGTTGGAACAAAGGCTTTCTAAAAACGAAACTGTAAGTATCGCACCTGATACGCAAACAGAATTTTTATTTGTAAGTGCTGCTGGACACGACTTGTGTGCGAGTCACGGGGATATTGACTCTGTGAGGAGTTCACCAAGAATGCTAACCACACTTTTTGGAAAACAATACGGTAAAGACATCGAATATATACTATTAGGCGATAAACACCACAGGGAGAGTTTTGAGGAACTTGGAGTTACTTCTATGATATGCGGTGCTTTGTGCGGAGCGGATGATTATGCTAACGACAAAAGGTTGTATTCAACGCCGTCACAACTGTTGTTAATTTTCAATCCAGTGGACGGGCTGGATGCCGAATATAGGTTGAAATGTAATTGAATAAAGAATTGCGGCGGATGTCTGCGGACTAAGCCTAAGAGGAGCTGGATGCGTCTAGTTCCTCTTTAAAAATATTGGGAGGAATTTTGTGAGTTGCTTGTTTTGCTGTTATAGCAAAGAATGAAGGAAACGTCGGAGTTTATAGTGAAAAATTAATAATATCGGAGGTGGGTACGGTGGGAAGAAAAACAATTATGAATAGGACTACTAGTCCAGATAAAACCGCAAAAATAAACAAAAACAACTTACAACTAAAAGATGACTTTTTAATGTACTTAAAATCTGTGCAAAGAAGCCCTGGAACTATCAATGGATACGACAACGATCTCCTTATCGTATTCACTTATATAATGGAGGAGCTTGGAAACAAGGATTTTCAGAAGCTGTCTAAAAGGGATATAGTTCGTATTCAGAACTGGCTTACAGATAAAGGTAATTCAAGTGCGAGAATACGAAGAATTAAATCTGCGATAAGCTCATTATCTAATTACTGTGAAAATATTTTAGCTGACGACGATCCTGACTTCGACGGGTATCGTTCCATTGTAAGGAAGATAGAGAACCCGCCGTTAATTCCTGTTAGAGAAAAGACTATTTTTGAAGCGGAAGAGATAGAAGATTTGTTGGATATGCTCGTGCAAAGAGGTTTATATAAACAGGCTTGTTATTTAGCGTTGGCTGTATATAGTGGCAGACGTAAGGCTGAGTTGTGCAGATTTAAAGTATCTGATTTCGATGACAATAAGCTCGTGTTTGATGGAGCTATGTATAAGAGTGATCCTATTAAGTCAAAAGGACGTGGCGGTGGCAAGATGATAAATTGCTATACGCTTGCTAAAAAGTTTAAGCCATATTTTGATTTGTGGATGAAAGAACGGGAAAAGTGTGGCATTGAGAGCGAATGGCTCTTTCCGAGTTTACAAGACGTTTCTCGGCACATGCCTATTTCAAACGCTAATAGTTTTGCGGATACATTCTCACGATTATCAGGGAAAGTAGCATATTCTCATAATTTTCGACATTTCTTTACCTCAGAACTTGCCCGTGCCGGTATCCCTGACGGAGTTATCCAAAAGATACTCGCTTGGGAATCTGCCGACATGGTAGCCGTATACAAAGACATCGATGCCGACGAAGAAATCGGGCAATACTTCAAAGACGGAGATATTTCCGTTCCAGACAAAAAGAACCTAAATGATTTGTAAAAAAAAAGGATGGTGATTAAATGAATAAAAGGCAACTTGCAAGTCGTGTTGTAGAAGTGATGCGAAAAAACAATATAAGGAAATCAGTCTTAGTTCCGAAGAAAGTATTCCATATATCAGATGATGAAGGTAACACAAAAAATTTTGTTGTCAAAAGTGCAGACAAGAACGTGTTGTTCTCTGTCGATGACGTAGAGACGATACTTGACACAGCACTCCAAGTAATTGTGGAATCGCTCAAAACGGGTGAGCCTGTTACAATACAAGGCTTCGGCTCGTTTGGGCTGAAGTACAGAAAGGCACGAGTAACAAAACAGCTTGGCACAGACGAATGGATTGATATTGCTGCGAGGTATGTTCCGAAATTTTCTTTTGGAAACAGTTTGCGTATGGCGGCAAAGCTTTACGAACTTTCACTTGAAGATTTGAAGCTGAATGAGCCGCTTCCGATTTTCAACAAAGAGGATGAAGATGAAGGTAGCGGTGATGAATAATGGCACTGGAAATCAATTCAGAGAAGATCATCTGCCCAAGATGCGGTATGGCTTTTGCAAAGCGCAGAGGAAACTTCTCAGTCTGTTACGCCGCCATGTACAAAGGTTCTGGATTTATTCCGTACTGCAAAGACTGCGTGGACAAAATGTTTCAGGAATACTTGGGGCAGTGCGGTAAGGCAGAGATAGCGGTACGACAAATGTGCCGAAAGCTTGACCTTTACTGGAACAAGGACATATTTGACGCTGCTTTCAAAAAAAGTACGAATCTTTCTGTAATGGGAAACTATCTCGTCAGAATCAATACACATGCACACGCTGGCAAATGTTATGATAATACTCTTATTGAGGAAGATACGCTTTGGAGCTTCAATTCTTATGTGCCTCCAGAGCAACCAGAAGAAGAGGAACAGGAAATTGACACATCAGAAATCGAGCAGGAGATGGCTCAAAAGAAAGTTACCAGACGTATGCTCAAATTCTGGGGAAGTGCTTATTCCCCAGAGATGATTTTGCAACTGGAGGAGCGTTACAAATATTGGCTGTCAAGGCTTCCAGATGACTCCGAACTTGACATTGGTACGGAGCTTCTGTTGAAACAGATAAGTGCTCTTGACATTGACATAAATAACTGCCGTGTTGGTGATGGTAAAAATGTTGACAAGCTTATCAACACACAAAGCAATCTTCTGAGAGACCTTAACTTGAAGCCTGTCCAAAGGAAGAAGGATGACGGGGATTCCTTAAATGACATTCCGTTCGGAGTTGGCATTGCCTGGTGTGAGAAGAAACGACCAATTGCTGAACCGTCGGAAGAACTAAAAGACGTTGATGGTTTCTTAAAGTATATACTAACTTGGGTATATGGGCATCTCGTAAAGATGATGGGCAAGAAGAATCTGAATAGTAGATTATATGAAGAAGAAATTGCAAGGTGGCGTGTCGAACGTCCTGAGTTTAATGACGAAGACGACGAAGAGTTTATTGCAGATACGCTTTCGGAAGAGAACGGTGGTTTGTGATGGCTTATACTTACAATAATGTTTCGGAGAAAATATTAAAGTCGGTGGAGGTATGGTGTGGGTATTATAGATCTAATCCGCACAGATTCGCTCAAGATGTTTTAAATTTGGATTTGAAATTATTCCAGAAGATACTTTTAGTGATGATGAATTGGTGCACTTCATTGGCATTTATAGCAGCAAGAGGTTTAGGTAAGACTTATCTAACTGCTATATTCTGCGTAACAAGAGCGATTCTTTATCCAGGAAGTAAAATTGTAATAGCATCAGGGACTCGTGCCCAGGCTTTAGGCGTATTGAGTAAGATAACACTTGAGCTAAAACCGTTATCGCCAGCGTTGGCTTTTGAGATAAACGAAAAGGAAACGAAGATAAACGGTACTGATGCTCAGATAGTGTTTAAGAACGGCTCATTCATCAAAGTAGTTACATCTGGAGAATCGGCTCGTGGTAATAGAGCTAATATACTTATTATTGATGAGTTTCGTCTTGTGCCTAAAGATACTGTAGATACTATATTAAGTAAATTTTTAACAAGCAATCGTATGCCGGAATATAGCGAACTCTCCAAAGAAGAAAGAAGAATCGCTATGGAAAAAGAAGCGAACAAAACTCTTTATCTTAGTAGTGCTTATTTTTCGGATTCGTGGGCATACGAAAAATGCGAAAGCTTATTTAAGCTTATGCAAGATGATACCAAACATGCTTTTGTGTGCGGGTTTCCGTATCAGCTCGCAATTGCTGAAGGATTGCTTAGTGCTGAGTCTGTAGCAGATCAGATGGCTGAGTCGGACTTTAGCGAAGTAAAGTGGAGCATGGAAATTAGAATATGTTGTTATTTCGCAGTTAGCAGATTTAACTTAACACAAAATAGTTTCCGCACAGAGTAATCTGTGTGATAAATAACACATTGAAATGCTGGAAACGCCTAAAGCTCATACGCCACAACGCAACGCCTTAACTGGTGTAAACGTGACGGTCACGAAAGTAGAAAGAAGATATGAGATGGTGCAAGGTTAAATCCTAAACACTGAGAAATGGCAAATCAGCAGGGAAGCTCGAAAGGGAACCCTCAACGACCAGACTCGTTAAGAGTCGTAGGGCACAAGCGGTTGGTGTCCGAAGTGGTGTGCCCCTCGAAAGAGGGTGAAGATATGGTCTGCGCTCATACGCAAGTATGAGGTGAGGAAACTCACGGCACAGGAGTAGCGTCCTGAACAACTAAACATAGCAATATCAGTAGGACAGAAGGTAGCTCCTTTTGCCAAGTTACTGCTAATAACGAGGCTAACTACTGTTTGCATACACTGACTTTTTAGCAGAAAGGAGGTGCAACGATGGTTGCACCTTCAAACTGTGGAGTGCCATACAAACGCAAGTAGCTACGGCAAAAGCGGGTACTGAGAAGCAGTAAGTTTAGCTTGCTAAACACAACGGGGAGGCGTTGTGGTTCGGTTCCGCCGAAGATGGCTGGTTCGACTTCAACACAATAGCTCGTAATTGCAAAATAAAATATCCTATGTTGCCAAACAAAATTTCATCAAAGCTCAACCATAATTCAGAGCTTAGAATCAAAGATAAGCGACCAGACGAAATCCGCATTTTATCAGCGGATATTGCTCTTATGTCTAGTAAGAAGCACAAAAACGATGCAACCTCAATTTTTATAAATCAAATGGTACCGACAAAAGCTGGACGGTATACCAGCAATATAGTGTATGGTGACACTATAGAGGGTATGCACACGGAAGACCAATCACGAACAATAAGAATGTTGTTTGACGAATATCAGTGTGACTATTTGGCAATAGATGCTAATGGTGTAGGTAGCGGCATTGTAGATATACTCATGCGAGACATCAACGATCCAGAGACAGGAGAACTATATCCTGCTTTGTCTTGCTACAACGATCCGGAGATGGCTTCGAGATGCACCTCGCCAAACGCACCAAAGGTAATTTGGTCTGTCAAGGCAAGTGCACAGTTCAACTCTGACTGTGCGTATAGGCTAAGAGAGGGTTTCTCTTCTGGAAGAGTAAGATTACTTTTGACGGAATATGACGGTGAGACGGCGATGAAAGAACTTAAAGGTTTCGACTCGTTAAGTCCAGAACTAAAAGAAAAATTCAAATATCCTTATTATAATACGTCATTGCTTATCAATGAACTTGTCAAGCTTCAGTACGAAGAAAACAATGGTAAGGTTAAGTTGTATGAACGCAGTAATATGCGCAAGGATAGATATTCAAGTTTGGCTTACAACTATTATGTGGCGAAAGAGATCGAAAACAAACTAAACAAGAAAAATAGTATAAGTTCGGGCTATAACGATTTCGTTATCAAGCCTCCATCATATACAGGAAGGACGGTGAGCAAGAAATATGGCAGGTGGTATTAAACGAAAGAAGACACAAAATACAGATAGTGTCCCAAAAACACAAAATGATAATCTTGCTGGATTTATCGGAATATCAAGTAAGTTTGCGGTGTTGAACAAGCTTATCACAAGAGACTTGAATAACGACAGAACAAAGCCGACATTTGCATTATATACGAAAGACGACATCACGACATATCTGTCAGATCCATCAAGGTATGAGAAACAATTACGCAAAGCTGTAATTTACATATATGGAGCAAGCCCGCATTTTCGTAGGCTGATTCAATACTTCGTTGGACTGTCCGATTTATCATATATAGTCGAGCCGTATAAGATTGATTCAAATAAAATGAACCAAAGGACATTCCGTAATAACTATCGCAAAGTTCTCAATATGATAGTGTCAATGAATATCAAGAGCCAGTTGCCTAAGATACTTACAATGTGTTTGCGAGAAGATACTTGCTACTGTACATTGTGGATAACGAATGATAACATTACTATCCAGATTTTGCCAAGCGATTATTGTGGCATTTCAACCGTTGAAGGTAATGTTCCAAATGTAACTTTCGATTTTTCATACTTCGATTCAAATCCAGAGATGTTGGATTACTATCCAAAAGAGTTCGCAACCAAATATGCACTGTATCAGAAGCAAAGAACTTTGCGATGGATAGAGTTGGACTCGCCGACTTCGTTTGCGATTAAATGTAACTCTGACATTTTGCATTATTCAATTCCGCCTTTTGCTGGAATATTGCGTGAAATATATGATATTGAAGACTATAAGCAGCTCAAGAAAACAAAAACGGCGCTTGAAAACTATGCAATGTTGGCTATGACATTACCTATGGACGGCGACGGTTCGTGGCTAATTGACTATGATAAAGCGAAAGATTTCTGGTTCAACCTCGACAGCGTTCTTCCAGAGGAAGTTGGTTCCGTGCTCACCCCGATGAAAATAGATAAGATTGACTTTGAGAAGTCTAACACAGGTGATACGGACAGAATTTCAGAAGCAGAACAAAACTTGTTCACTGCCGCTGGAGTTTCATCGCTGCTCTTCAATAGCGATAAGTCATCAGCGAATGCCCTGTTGCTTTCGATAAAGGCAGACCAATCTGTAACATATGGCATCGTTAAATCTATTGAGGATGCAATCAATAGATTTATTCAGTCGCAAGGTTACGGCAAAAATTTTAAAATCAACTTTTTGGATGTCTCTCCGTTCAACAGAAAAGAAGTCGGTGACGCTTATCTCAAAGCCGCTTCTTACGGTATTCCGTCCATATCTGCTTATTGTGCTTCTCAGGGCATCGGGCAGGCTGAACTTGATGGAATGAGTTTCCTCGAAGGAACAATTCTTGAGTTGCCAAAACTGTTCAAGCCTATAATGAGCTCAACGCAGATGAGCAATAATGGTTCTGATTTGGAATCCAAAGCGGCGACGGATGAGGGTGGTGCTCCGACGAAAGAAGTTGGGGAAATTACTGAGTCTGGCGAACAGAATCAAGAAGACGCTTGATGGGGGATGATGAGGTTTGTTTATTTATGTTTTTGACGAAGAAACAAAAGACAAGATGATTGCTTTGGGGTATGAACTGCTCAAAGAATCAGAAGATGGTAAAGAATTTGTTTTTTGTATTAACAACAATTTCACATATAGTTTGTCTGATGAAAAGTATGTTGTATCAGATGTACTTACATTCTAACTGCTCTGCACGAAAGTGTGGGGCTTTTCTAATATACGGACGAGTGCCGGTTCCGACTCGTCAATAAACAAAAATTTACCAGTAAACAGGAAGGGAGGGAGAAGATGGAAAAGGTTTTACATCTGAATTATGCATCCTCTTTAACCGCCCTTTGTGAAAAGAACTCTTCTTTTGATATGGGTGTGTTGAGAGTTGCATACCCAGGCGTGAATAGGAATCGGACTTCAATATCCAAAGATACATTTGAAAGATGTTTGTCTTCTATGTACAACTGTCCAGTGGTTTGCCATTACGACAGAGATACGGATAGTTTTGGTGGGCACGACATGGAACTTGTCTGCAACGAAGATGGATCTATGAAGCTTGTCAATTTGACACAGCCTGTAGGCGTTATCCCAGAAGGAGCAAAGACATGGTGGGATTATGTAGAGGAAGATGACGGAACAAAACATGAATACTTGTTTACAGAAGTTCTTCTTTGGAAACGACAGGAGGCATATCAGAAAATCAAAAACGATGGCATCACATCGCATTCTATGGAACTCAAAGTAAAAGACGGCAAGATGGTTGACGGGGTATTCCAAATTGAAGATTTTGAATTCACTGCATTTTGTCTTATATCTGTTACTCCATGTTTTGAGAGTTCTGCACTTGAGATGTTTGCTATGCAAGATTTTAAGCAGTCGTTTGCTGAGATGATGGACGATTTAAAGAAGAGTTACAGTTTGGTCAATACCTCTGACGAGGTTGACAATAAACAACTTAATAACTCATTGAAAGGGGGAGAAGAGGTATTGAATGAGAAAATTCAGTTAGCTGAAAAGTATGGTATTGATGTTGAAAGTCTCGACTATTCTATCGAAGATTTCACCATCGAAGAACTCACACAGAAGTTTGAGGCTATGCAAGCAGAAAAAGAACAGGAAGCAGTTGAAACTGAACCTGAACAGAAAGAGGAAGAAAAGTTTGCTCTTACTGGTGCTGTCGTAGAAGAAATTAGACGAGTGTTGTGTGAAGCGAAAGTTGAAACTGAATGGGGTTCTTGCCCCCAGTATTGCTATGTAGATTGTGATTTCGAGCGTTCTGAAGTTTATTGCTATGACTCTAATGATTGGTTGCTTTATGGGTTTCCGTATGCTGTAGATGGCGACAGCGTAACCATTGACTTTGCTTGCAAAAAGAGAATGAAATACGAAATTGTTGATTTCGACAACGGTTCTCAGGAGTCTCCGTTTGCTTCTGTTTATGCAGACATCACAAGCAAGTATCACGAAGTCGCTCAGTTCGAGGAGAAGTATAACGATGCCGTTGCGTCGGCAGATGCTATGAAGAGCGAACTCGATGAACTTCGTACATACAAGCAGACAGTTGAAACAGAAAAGAAGATTTCTGCACAGAATGAACTTTTCGCTAAGTTTGAAGACCTTACTGGCATTGAGGAATTCGATAGACTTAGTGAAAATAGGTCAGACTTTGAACTTGACGTATTGGAGGAAAAGCTCTATGCAATCCGTGGCAAGTTTGGCACGATTGCAAAATTTTCGTTGGAGGGTAAAACTCCGAAACTTAAAGTTGACAAAGAAGATAAGCCCACTGAGCCGTATGGTGGACTGTTTGAGAAGTACGGCACGAAACACTAATTTTATAAGGAGGTAATATTATGGCTTATGGTATAGTTCGTACTGATAACATGTTCGGTACTACTGTTGGTACTGGCCTTGTGTCTGTAAAGTATCTCGGTGCAAATGGTTCTACTCCTACCGCAATCGAGAATGGTAATGTTCTGAAACTTGGTGCGCTTGTCACAGGTGAAAGAGAAGTTTATGTTGGCGGCGCTGTTGCAGCTAATGACGCAATCAAGGATGTAGTTCTTGTGGCTGCTCCTGAAGTTGCTTATGACGAGAGGGTTCGTAATCTTGATCAGTATATCAATGAGGCTGGCAAGATTGTTAGAGGCTATCGTTTCCACAAAGGAGACGTTTTCTCTGTAACAAAGGACGCTCTTGCTGGTAAGGCATCCCCCGCAGTTGAGGATGTTGTTGAGTTTGCCGCTGGTACAAAGCTGAATGTTGCTGCTTCTGCAACTGCTAACTCTACAGTTCTTGGCAAGATTATCGCTGTTGAGACCGCTGGTAGATACACCTATTATGTAATTCGTGTAGAAGCGTAATTAAAAAAGAAGGAGGTAATAAATATGGCAGAATTTAACGATATTGTAAAACTCGCTGTTGATACATATAAGGGCAATGTTGAGAAGTATTCCACAAAGGAGTCTCTTGATACGCTCCGTAATGCTCTTATTGCTGCAAACAACGGCAAGACATTTCTTGATTATAGAGATATTAGAGACGGCAAGTGTTCCGGTCTGTTCACTCTTGTTGAAGAGATCCTGAGCAGAACTGTTGTTGAGGGTCTTCAGGGTTAAATATTACAAAATAATAAATAGCTCACGTTCACAGTAATGTGTTCGACAAGGAACCTATCTAAATGCTGGAAAATCCTAAAGCTTATATTACTACAACATAAGGATGAAATACGCCTAAGTGTGAATGTTGCGAAAGCGGAAAGAAAATATAAGATGAGATATGGTTAAATCCTAAGTCTTAAAAATGGACAATCAGCAGGCAAGCTCCGAACAGGAGAAGCTCCAACGACTATCCCGATAGCGGGAGTAGATACAAGCGTATCGAAGTGGTAGGCATCCAATAATGGATGAAGATATAGTCTGTGCTTCGTGGAAACACGGAGGAGTGTTAATACACCGTATGGTTTAGCGAACCATATAAACAAACAGGATGAATATTTTAATGCACTGGTTGATTTCCGCAATGTTGCTGAGGGTGACAAGAATCTGTTCCTCGTAAAAGACAAGAATATGTTTGTTGTTGCTGAAGCCGCTGACGGTACTCAGGGTATCCGTCGTCAGAGACTCGGTGGTGTTAGTGAGACATCTATCCCGACATCTCTCAAGGTTGTAAAGATTTACGAAGAGCTCAACCGTGTCCTCTCTGGTAGAGTTGACTTCAATGAAATGATTAACGCTGTTGCAGATTCTTTCAAGAGAAAGCTGCTTGATGACATCTATGCTCTGTGGAAGGGTGCTTCTGTATCTGATATGGGCGGTGCTGCATATCACAATGCAAGCTTCCCGACAGCAGGTGCTTATTCCGAGAGTGCTATGCTCGACATCATTGCTCATGTTGAGGCTGCTGCTAACGGTCAGAAGGCAACTATTTTCGGTACTGCTAAAGCAGTAAGAAATCTTGCAGCATCAATTCAGAGTGATTCCGCCAAGGAAGATCTCTACAATATGGGTTACTACGGCAAGTTCTTCGGCACTCCCGTAATCGTAACTCCTCAGCGTCATCAGATTGGTTCTACCAATTTTGTTCTTGATGACGATCTCATTACCGTTATCGCTGGTGATGATAAGCCTATTAAGGTTAGGGCGACATTTTGTCGAAATGCCGCATAAATAGCCTGCTTACAAGGAAACTTGTTTGAATAATATTCCATCGAATTGCTGGAAAATCCTAAAGACAATCAAACTACAACATAGCATTGAAACAAATGCAGGTGTGAATGTTGCGAAAGCGGAAAGAATTGATTGTATGGCATATGGTTAAATCCTAAGTGTTGGGTAATGGATAATCAGCAGCCAAGCTCCGAATAGGAGAAGGTTCAACGATCATCTCGGAAGAGAGTAGGGTTGTAAGCGTTTGATAACTCGAAGTGGTGGACACCTAAATATGGTGAAGATATGATCTGTACTTTATAGAGATATAAAGAGGTTTTATAACCAACACAGTGTAGCGACTGAATTGTTTAACAAATATAGAGTTTATGAGGGCAACCCCATCGTTCTTATGGGCGATCCTATGACAAACAAAGACTTTACTCAAGAGTTAGAATGTGCGTGACTTTGCATACTTATAGCTCACGTTCACAGAAATGTGTCCGAAAAGAAACCTATCTAATTGCTGGGAGCTCCTAAAGACAATCAAACTAAAGCATGACAATGAAATATGTGCAAGTGCGACAGTGGCGAAAGCAGAAAAAATTGATTGTATGATATATGGTTAAATCCTAAGTATCACTTATACAGTGGACAATCAGCAGCCAAGTCCCGAATAGGGAAAGGTTCAACGATCATCACGGAGGTGAGTAGGGGCAAGTGCTCCGAAATGGTAGGCATCCAATAATGGATGAAGATATGATCTGCACTTTACAGAAATGCAAAGGAGTGTTTATACACCAACTTAGCCTAACAAACTATGTTGAACATTTTGGATTTGTATGGTGCTAAATATGGCACAGGTATCGTTCTTGCTGGCGGCAACGCTGGTATCGGCAGATACAAGATTATTTAATTTGAGAATGACAAAAATAACAGGCTACTGTGGTAACAATCACAGTAGCCATTATTAAAAGGAAAGGAAATGGTGAAAATGGCAACGACTAAAACAACAAAACAGGTTCAGCCTATTGAACAGGAAATAAAAGAAACGGTGGCATCAAAACCTATCGTACCGAAAGATATTGACCCTAACCAGTACATCACGGTCAGAAATGGTTTTCAGGGCAGGCTTATTTATGTAAGCAAAAAGACTGGAGAGACATTTGAGTGGGATGGTTTCGGCGAAGAGCAGGAGATGGAATTGCGTGAGTTGAGGGCTGCGAAGAACAGCTATAACAAAGCGTTCTACATCAACAACTGGTTCATGTTTAACCCCGAAGATGATTGGGTTATCGACTATCTCGGTGTGCGTCAGTATTACAAGAACGCAATCGGCATTGATGACTTTGACGACATCTTTACACTTCCTGCCAATGAGCTGAAGAAAAAGATTAGTGCTTTGTCAGACGGGCAGAAGAAGTCCGTTGAGTATAGGGCGAAGACTCTTATCGGCGAGCAGAAGATTGATTCCTTGAAAGTCATTTCTGTTTTGGAAGAGGCTCTTGGTATCGAGCTTGTCGAAAAGTAAGGTGATGTTGTGAACATCTCTTACGATTATTTTACAGGTGCGTTCCTGTCTAAGATTTCAGAGTATGAGTTTGTTAAGTTGGCAGACGAAAACAGAACGGCAATCATTGACGACTATATGAAGCGAGCTTTTGCTGCGTTTAAGAAAAATTGCAACTATGATTTTGTATCAGCGTCCAATGATGAAACAAGGGCGTTTAATCTGGAAGTTGAAGACGATGCTGAACTCGAATCCGAACTTGACGAAATCGCAGATATTGTCTCCGAAGGTATGGTGGTGCAGTGGCTTAAACCATACGCTTATAAACAGGATTTGCTGGAGGCTATCCTTAATACTAGGGATTTTACCACATATTCTCCTGCTGAGTTGCTGAAGCAAGTTGGGAGTGCTTACGCAAAAGCTCAGAGGGATTTTACGCAGATGATTCGTGAGTACAGTTACAACCACGGTAATCTGACGGAGTTGCACTTATGATTGATACATCTGTTGGGCAGCAGATTGACACAAAGCTTCTTGTCAATTACTTTGACAGGCTCGTAAATCAGTTTTTTAAACTGCTCCCTATACGAGAAAAGGAAGCTCCTACATTTACAACCTATTCCAGAAGTCTTCAGATGGAGGTGCTTGGGTGCAGAGAGTTTATCGTTCCGTTCAAAAACGATGCAACGATTCTCACGCTTATTTCTATCCTTCAATATTTTTCAGACACTCCCGATATTCCGATTACGGATGTTCGCCGTGAGGTGTTTCGGGCTATCGACTTACTTCATAAGTCCAAAAAGACTTACGCTAAGGTGGTTGATAAGTAATGGGTGTCTGGGATGTTTACGAAGATCGAATTAACAATTCTGGAGCAACGAAGCGTGAGGCGTTTCTGAAAAGAGAACGACGCACCTTAAACACAAAGGTGAAGGATTCGTTGTCTTATCAGACAGTAACGGTTTACACGCAAGACAACAGTTACAACATATCCTCTGAGGAAGCACAAAAGAAGTCTTTTATTCAGGACGTGTCGATAATCAATTCGGACAACCTTGACGAAAAGACTCTTATTACTTTGCCGGGGGAGGATATGGACTGTGGAAACATTCTTTATTGGGATGATAACTACTGGATTGTGGAAGAGCGTGATGCAAATACAACTATATATACAAAGACAAAACTGCGTCAATGTAATCACTTGCTTAAATGGGTTGACCCGGAGAGCAAGCAGATAATTGAGCAGTGGTGCTATATAGAGGATGGTACAAAATTAAAGCACATTATGTTGTGCAATAGTTTGGCATACGGGAAACTGTATGTAAAAACAACTCCCTTAATTGCTGGGAACTCCTTAGAGCTTTATCACCGAAACAAAATAGCAAATAGCTATAAATGGTATGGTTTGAGAACGATAATGATTGGACAATCAGCAGCCAAGCCTCGAACAGAGGAAGGTTCAACGACTATCTCGGAAGTGAGAGTAGGAACAAGCGTTCTGAAACAGGGAGCCCTAAACCACAATAGTGGCAAGGTGAAGATATAGTCTGTACTTTATGGAGACATAAAGATATAAGTGTAGCGAACTTATAAACATAATAGATTTAACTGGTGAGCTTGAGGATTGGATACACAAGTCTAGTCCGCTTGCACAGAAATGTGCTTGAACAACAACCCATTGAATTGCTGGAACACCCTTAGAGCTGTATCAGCCACAACACACAGATGAAATAGACTGAAATGTGACGGCTTGAAAATGATATAGATTGGGCAATCAGCAGGCAAGCCTCGAATAGAGGAAGCTTCAGAGACTATCCGTAAGGAGTAGATAGCTTACTATCGAAGTGGTGGGCATCCGAAAGGATGAAGATATAGTCCGTACTTTGTAGAAATATAAAGATAACAATATAGAGACGTTTCATAATTACTCGTGGGGACTCTCGTATCGCCATGACAATATCTCGAAACGGCAAGACTGTGAAGTTTGGTCGCAGTAACAGATTTTTGATTGACGACCCAGAATCACCACAGAAATTGGCTTACCTTTTAACCAAGCCTCTTAAACTTGCTGGTGTTTACAATGGCAAGGGTTACTACAAATTTGTATTACAGGAAGTTACTTCTACAGCAGATGACAACCAAGAACTTGGCATCGCCGATTACTACAAGTATTTTCCAACAGGAGAAGTTGTTACTCCGCCTGAAACTGTTCCAGGAACGAATAAAAGGATGTGGTTGTAAATGAATCTACAAGAATTTTTTGATTACAAAAACCAGCTCATGGGCGACTTGATTACAACCAAAAAAATCGTCGAATTGATGGGCGATGACGTTACTCTTGAAAACGCCAACGAACTTCCGTACAGACAGATATTTCCGTGCGAATATGTGCCTGATACAACTGAAAAGGGGTACACCTACATTTGTATGGATGTAGACGTTCAGAGTTCTACTAACAAAACATTTCTGATACCCGTGCTTTATGTGTGGGTATTTGCCCACAGAAGTCGTCTTCGTCTTCCAGAAGGTGGCGTAAGAACGGACAAGTTGTGTAGTGAAATATGCGATGTAATCAATGGTAGTGCTTATTACGGATTAGGAAAATTGACGCTTAGTTCAACTAGGCGATTCGCCCCCACGACCGACTATCAAGGTCGCTGTATGGTATTTACCGCAGTCGATTTTAATAGGCAGTATGATGGAAAGAAACCCATTCCTGCTAATCGCAAGAGCGGTTAATGAGGGTTAATAATGGGAACTATCAATCTGCTTTACAAACATGAATATGCCATCAACGACAAAATAAAAATTCTCATTCCAACTATTGGAGAGATTCTCGATAAAGAAGATGAGTATTACAGCCTTGTTTCACTATTGACAGCAATGCCTATTGACCTCATGGCACAGCTTGACGACATCGGCATAGACTTTACTCAAATAAACGAATACGAATTGTTCTTGATTTTATTTGAGGGTATAAAGTCACAAGACACAAGTTTAATCTTTGGCGATCTTGATCTCTCAAAATTTGAAAGAGCGATAAACGAACAGAACGAAACAATCGTTTATGTCGACAAAGAGAATGACATAGTTATCGACCGTGCTATTCACGGGCGTATAGCTGCCGTTTTAAGGAAGATACATCATCTCGAAAGAAATCATCGCAAACCTGCGAATGATGAAGTTAAAAAGTATTTGTTAGAGCGTGAAAGGGTGAAGCTCAAAAGGCGAAAAAATAAAAGCACTCAATCACAGCTCGAACCACTAATAATTGCAATGGTCAACGCTGCTGAATATAAGTACGACTTCGAGGGCACTCGGAATCTTACTGTATATCAGTTTAATGAAAGCGTTCGACAAGTAATACATAAGGTTGATTATAACAACCGTATGATCGGTGTCTACACCGGAAACATAAATGCCAAAGAATTAAGTCAAGATGACTTGAATTGGCTAAACACTAAATAATATAGGAGGTAAAATATATGGTTATCAATGATATTGCTATCACCAGTCTGGAAACTATCACAGCGTTTGATATTACCACGGGTGCGTACCGCTTCACGATCGATGAACTCCAGAACGCTTCTATCGCACAGGCACAGGAGACAACCGATATTACTGGTAAGCAGGGCAGAGTAATCTCTACACTCAAGAGAAATAAGACTGTAACCGTATCTGGCACAAACGGTCTTGTGTCTGGCGGATTGCTTGAGACTCAGACCGGCGGTTCTTTTGCTAGCAAGGCGACAGAAGTTCTTTGGGCTGACTACCTTACAGTCGCTTCTGGTGAGGCAACTACATCTTATAAGGCAATTGGTACTGCTGGTGCAGAAATCGAAGCACTTTATATTAAGAATAGCGATGGAACACTCGGCACAAAACTTGAACAGGATGCAACAGCAGCGGCAGGCAAGTTTGCTTACAATCCTTCCACAAAGAAGCTTACATTCCATACAGATGTAACTGCTGGCACAGAGCTTATCGCTTACTATAAGAGAAAGATCACCGCTGACGTTCTTGAGAACGATGCTAATACATATTCTGGCAAGCTTACTCTCTATATTGACGCTCTTGCTGAGGATAAGTGCGGCAACATTTACAGAGTGCAGTTCTTCATCCCGAAGGCTGATTTCTCTGGAGAGTTCACACTTGAGCTTGGTGACAACCAGACCACGCACGCATTTGAAGCTAAGGCTCTTGCAGGCGGTTGTGGCGGCAATGGTCAGCTTTGGTCTTACACCATCTTTGGTTCTGACACTGCTGATTATGTTGGTGCATAATTTGAGGTGGTTAACTAATGATAAAAGGTACTCGTATATGCAAGATTTGCGGTAAGGAGTACCCGTATTGCAAGACTGAGAGAACGGCTGGTGTATTTAGGTATCAGGACGTTGCCTGTTCCGTTGAGCACGGCACTCAGTATTTTGCAGAAGTAGAAGCGGCTCGTAATCCTGTTAAGGTTCAAGCCACTCCTGCCGAGGTAGAAGTAAAGCCGCAAGTAAAGACAGTCAAGTCTTCTAAAAAAAATGACGAATCGAAAAAGAAAACTCCTGTCAATAATTGAGAGGCGGACTGCATCTTTATGTTTGAGGTGCAGTCTTTTTTCACAAGAGGTGAATTATGGAAAATGATAACACAAAGCAAATAAAATTGATAATTGATAACAATGTTCTTGAACAGTATGAGGCTTATTATTTTGCGATACACAGAAAGGCATCAAAGAAACCAATCGCTCAACCATATCACGAATCCATAAATACTTGGATGATAATGAAAAGACCTATGATGAACGCACTGAAACAGAAGTGGAAGGACTTCATCGTATGGTTTGTCCGTGCTCAAGGTTATGCTAACCTACACATCGAACAATGCGAAGTTGAGCAAACGGTTTATTATCCGAACAATAGACGACACGATATAGATAACAGCGTCCCTAAATTTGTACTTGATGGTCTTGTGGAAAGCGGAATGATTGTTGATGATGATTGTAAACATATCAAAAAGCTTATATTGAGTTGTGTTGCAGATAGTGACTATCCAAGAACGGAATTGGTTATCAAAAATATTCAGTATCAAAAGAAAGGAAATGATGATAATGGCAAATAAGGCGAAAAAAATTTCGATAAACGCACTTGAAAAATGTATTGAGAGAAAGCCAGAGACAGTTAACATAGAATGGAACGGACTTGATATTACTATCAAGACAAGACTTTCGTTTGAAGAAATGATGGCATTTGTTGATGGTGTTGCTGAGAGTTGTTTTGCGGCTGATACAAAGGCATTTATCCCTGTGGCTAAAGATTTCGTAATCGGATGTCTCGTCATAGAAATGTATTCCAACTTGACACTTCCTCAGAATGTGAACAAGAAATACGAAATCGTAAGCGGCTGTGATGTGGTTGATGTTATTCTGGAAAATGTTGACAAAGCACAGTTTGACAATATTATGAAGTCGATCAACGAAAAGATTCGTTATCTTATTGAGGCTAACATTGCACAGGCAACTGTTAAGATAAATGAACTTCTGTACTCGTTTGGGGATATAGAGTCAAAGGTTGGAGAGTTATTTGAAAAAGTTAATCCCGATGATGTACAGGCTCTTGTATCTTCATTATCAGACGGCAAGATTGATGAGGGTAAACTGATGAGAGCATACCTTGAAAATAAGAATAAAGGTGAATCCTAAATGGCTGTTGTTAACTGGAGTTCGATATTGAGTAAAGCAGAAGCTGGTATGAAGGCTCCAGAAAAGAAAAAAGAAATGCAAGATATTGTCGACAGACGTGTCATCGGAGGCTTTGGCGGTTCTGGAACAAATAATGTAATTAGAGCCGCTAACAGATTTGTTGAAATACTGAAAGAATGTATAGACGAGTGTGCTGGTTCTAATTTTTCAAATGGAGATTTAGGAGAAACTGCAATAGACGCTTTGAAAAAAATATCCATAGGAGCAGCAGAAGAATACGGTAGTAGAAATTGTTATTCTATCCCAATTACTTTTTCTATGGATGATAGGCATAGAGATTCACTTGCTCCGGATGTGTTTAGTGGCGTTGACGATATTGTCGTTCTGTTAAACAATGGCTATCCAAGAGATGGGCACGAAATGGGTGTTGTGTTCGGCGAATGGCACGGGAAACAAATTCAAAACCTAAGAGATAGGCAGGGAGCACATTTCATAGAAAGTGCTGTTCATAAGTTTATGACAAGCGAAGCAAGGAAGTACGGAGTCACAGACATAAAGGTAAATGTGGCAAATTATAAAGGATATTATTAAACAATACTAAGGATTGGCTTTCTCGCCAGTCCTTTATAAATAAGGGTGGTGAGAATTTTGGCAAATACAAATCCAGATGTAGAACTTGTCGTTAGTGTCGATTCTAACAATAGTTATACGGCTATGAAAGATGGTATAAATCAAGTTATTAGAGGCATAGAGAGTAGAGATCCTCCGAAAATAAAAATACGTCTTGATGATACTGAAATAAATAGCAAGCTTCAATCGCTGAGAAGCCAGATAACAGATATAAACAATCAAAAGATCTCGATTAGCATATCAGGACTTGATGTAATAAATAATTCTATCCTAAAAGTGTCGGATACTATTACTGATATATCTAGCAATATAAAGAGCACTTTCGGCTCGCAAACTAGTTCTAATACATTAAACATAGACATGTCAGCATTACAAGGATTTGTAAATGTATTAAGCGAAACAAATGCTCTGATACGAAACTGTGATACCTCTGCGTTGTCAGGAGAAATATCAAATGTGGGAGAAAATGCACAAACTGCTGCGATATTTTTAGGCAGATATAGAGATGCATTAAATGACGCTGGCACTACAAAAGTACATAGTTCGCTTACAGACTTAGGAATTGCTGCAAAGGACGCAGATGTTATTTCAAAGCATTTGTCTGATATGAATATAAAGGTTAAGGCTATAACTCCAGAATGGGAGACTACAACTAAAATAATTGATGAAGAAATTGTTAAAGAGCAAAAGCTAAAACAGATAACGGTTCAAGGCACAACAGCACTCGGAGATGCTGTTAATCATGTAATAAAGTTTAGTGCAAAAACTGGAGAGATAAGCAAAGAGTTAACAAAAGCAACGGTTAAAGGCAAAGAATTCACACGAACACTTGCTGATGGCACAAAAGAAACAAATATCGAAACTACAGTTGCGGAGTTAGAAGAGATCGATGGATTGATAAAGTCAATCGAAAAAACCAACAGCACTCTTAACTCTTCAAGAAATTAAATACGCTATTATCTCGCTGTTAGCAGATTATAACTTAGCGTAAATAGTTTCCGCACAGAGTAATCTGTGTGATAAATAACACATTGAAATGCTGGGAACGCCTAAAGCTCATACACCACAACGCAACACCTTAACTGGTGTAAACGTGACGGTTACGAAAGTAGAAAAAAGATATGAGATGGTGCAAGGTTAAATCCTAAACACTGAGAAATGGCAAATCAGCAGGGAAGCTCGAAAGGGAACCCTCAACGACCAGACTCGTTAAGAGTCGTAGGGCACAAGCGGTTGGTGTCCGAAGTGGTGTGCCCCTCGAAAGAGGGTGAAGATATGGTCTGCGCTCATACGCAAGTATGAGGTGAGGAAACTCACGGCACAGGAGTAGCGTCCTGAACAACTAAACATAGCAATATCAGTAGGACAGAAGGTAGCTCCTTTTGCCAAGTTACTGCTAATAACGAGGCTAACTACTGTTTGCATACACTGACTTTTTAGCAGAAAGGAGGTGCAACGATGATTAAGGCTTACAAAATAAGATTATACCCAACAAAAGAACAAGAGAATCTTATGTGGCAACACATAGGAGCTTGCCGATATGTATGGAACTGGATGCTTGCAAAACAGGAAGAACTCTATGAGCAAGGTGAAAAGCATTTGTCTGCGTTTAGTATGATAAAGCTTTTAACTCCACTGAAGAAAGACGGAGAGCACGAATGGCTTTATGAGGTGTCAAATACTTCATGCCAAATAATCTGTCAAGATTTAGACAAAGCTTATAAAGAGTTCTTTGCTAAAAGACATGGATTCCCAAAATTCAAGTCTCGCAAGAAGAGCAAGCCATCCTTCCCTGTTTGTAACGAAAAGTTGCGTATCGTGTCTGATACGGTAATGCAGATACAGAAGCTCGGCAGAGTCAAATGTCGTATAGATAATCGGCTCAATGCTGACGCTACATATAAGTTCAGCAACGCAAGGATTTCATACAAGGACAGCAAATGGATAATGACAGTTGGTATCGAGAGCGAAAGCCAAGTTCCTGAACTAACTGACAAGTCAATGGGTATAGACTTAGGAGTCAAAGATTCTGCAATAGTTGCATTTGGTAGTGAACAAATAGTCTTTCCTAACATCAATAAGGGAAGGCAAGTCAGATTGTTAAATAAACACATCAAGCACTTACAGCGTTCTGTGTCGAGGAAGTACGAAGCCAATAAAACAGGTAACAGGTATCACAAGACAAAGAACATAGAAAAGTGTGAGGCAAAGCTGAGAAAACTATACGCAAGAATAACCAACATCCACACGAACTACATTCATCAGTCAACAAGCAAGTTGATAAAGTTATTACCTTGTAGGGTAGTAATGGAGGACTTGAACGTCAAAGGAATGATGAGGAACAGGCATCTGTCAAAAGCTGTTCAGGGGCAGTGTTTGTCCGAATGGATAAGGCAGATGCAGTACAAGTGTGCGTGGAATGGTATAGAGTTCGTACAAGCAGACAGGTTTTATCCGAGTAGCAAAACGTGTTCAAATTGCGGTTGCATTAAGCACGATTTGAAGTTAAGTGATAGGGTGTTTGTTTGTAACGAGTGTGGTTTTACAATCGACAGAGACTACCAAGCAGCACTTAATCTTATGAGATACGAAGGCTAATTAAAGAGGCTTCGGTCTTGAGGTGTCGTTGCACCTTTAAGCTGTGGAGTACCACACAAACGCAAGTAGCTTCGGCGAAAGCGGGTACTGAGAAGCAGTAAGTTTAGTTTGCTAAACACAACGGAAAGTTACAGATGCACTTGGCGGATTAAGCACAACTGGTAAGAACAGAGAAGAACTTGATGCTATAAACAAAAAATTCGATGAATTGATGGTTGCAACTGAACGGTTAAAGACAAATAGGATGACTGCCAACCAAGAAGATGTTGATGGGCTTAGAAAGATACAGGAAGAACTTGATGCTTTAATTAGAAAGTCGCAAGAAAGATTACGGATTGAAGCAGAGATCAAGGATTTAAGTTCTGCAACAAGTGCCGAAAAAAATGTTTCAAGAATCAAAGAAATGCTAAACACAAAGGACATAGACGCATCTGTTGCAAAAGTAACAGATAGATTTGAGAAGCTTGGTAATTCTGGCGCTACAGGCTTAGATGTAATCAAACAAAATATAGTACAAATAAACACATTGTTAGCATCATTAAAATCTCCACAGGTATTATCAAACGACAATGCACTACTTAGTACATATCAGGAGTTAAGCACTCTGTTAGAAACTGTAAGCAACAGAATCTCTATCATTGAATCGAGAACAAATACGGCGAAGAAGATAAATTTCGGTATAGACACAGAAAAGTTCAAGACAGAGATAGATGTGTTACAACAGAAACTTAATGACTTAACAAACAAAACGGCTCCGTTATATTCAACCATAACAAAGAACATGACAGAGCTTCAAGCTGCATTTAAACAAATGAATGACCCTGCTGTAACTCAAGACCAACGAGTAGCTGCTTATCAACGGTTGAACGATCTGATTTCCGTAGTGACAAAGCAGATACGAGCTCAAGCTACGGCAGAAGCTGCCGCCGCAAATGTTGCAAAGAAAGCAAAAGCTGAGGCGGTCAGAGGTGCTAAACAGCAAATTTTAGAAAACGAACAGGCGAATGTACAAAGAAGAATAGCATATCAGCTTATAACGCAGATTGCTCAAGCTCAAAAAGAATGGACAAAAGCACGAAACGGAAGCACGTCAAACGAATATTCCAAATTACAGTCGTATAGTAGTCAGCTCACTACGCTGTTGAACCAACTTTCATCTGGTACGATCGGCAAGTCGGATTTCTCTGCGCAGGTGAAAAACATCGGTAATGAGTTTGTGAGAACTTCATCTATCATTAGAACGGCTGGAGAAGACACCAAGACTTTTGCAGATCGGTTTGGTTCTTTAGGAAGCAAGTTTTCTATATGGTTCAGCGCAACCAGAATCATAATGATGGTATACACAAATATCAGAAAGATGATTTCTGCTTCCATTGAATTAGATAAGACAATGACACAGTTGCAAATCGTTACAAAACAGAACGATGATGCAATGACGAAGTTTGGCGATTCTGCCGCTGCTGCGGCAAAGAGAATCGGTTCAAGTATTACAGATTTTGTAAGCAGTGCTACTACATATGCAAGACTTGGATACTCGTTGGATGAATCTTCTCAATTAGCAGAGTTCACGGCTATGTTGCAGAATGTTGGCGATATTGATGTCTCAGAAGCTCAGGATGCAATTACATCAATTGTTAAAGCATTTAATATAGGAACAGATCAAATCGAGTCTGTGATGGATAAAATGGTAGTTGCGGGTAAATAATTGCCCGAATGTGTGGAAACATACATAAAGAAATAGGCTATAACGGTCAAAGGATGTTTGGGATGAATACATCAGAGACCGTGGAAAGATTTAATGTTTATAATAAAAAAGATATGGCAGAAGGAGTATATTTATCAAACGAAATGATTTTACTGAACAAAAATTCGGACATTTAATTGTTAAAGCAATGTTATATGGATATGGCAAACGAGGAGAAGGGTATTGTAGATGTGTGTGTGAATGCGGAAATGAGTGTATAAAATCCGCATACGATTTGCGACATAGCAGAAACCCTCCTCATTGTGGATGTATGACAAAGTATTATAAAACAATTCAAAGCAGAAAGGGCAGGAAGGATCTTACAGGACAAAGGTTTGGAAGACTTGTTGTTTTAGAGATGAAATATAAAGACGGTGAGAAAACTGAGGTTATATGTAAATGTGATTGCGGCAATATTATAAAACGGATTGCAACATATTTAACGTCTGGAGACACTACTTCGTGTGGATGTGCGAAAAAAGAGATAGCATCTCAGACTAACACAAAAGACTTTACTGGATTAGTGTCTCCTTACGGCATAAAGCTTTTAAGAAGAAGTTATAAAGATAGCCGTGGTGTATGGAGGTGGGTGTGTGAATGTGGCAAGTGTAAAAAGGAATTTGTTGCGTTGCCAGCAAAAATATTTAACGGACACACTGCATCGTGCGGCTGTACAAAACAGTCGTCTGGAGAGCGTTATATCGAAAATCTTTTAATCGAGTTAAGGGCAAATTATACATACGATTATGTAATAAAAGATTGTAAAAATATACATCCATTACGTTTTGATTTTTATTTGCCCGATTTGAAGGTTGCTATTGAATACAACGGTTTACAGCATTATCAACCCGTGGATTATTTTGGAGGAGAAGAGCAATTTAAACTACAGCAAAAGTTGGACAATCAAAAAAGAGAATATTGCCTCGATAAAAATATATCATTACTAGAGTTGCCATATACTCTAAGCAATGATGAAATCAAAAGTAAAATTATAAACATTATTTATCCCGAGAGACTGTCATACTCAGCATAGTAATATGCTGGGTTCAGCCTATCCCCTATAAAATAATAGGGTGAATATACAGTCCGAACTTGCGTATAATCCAAATAAACGCAAGAGGTAGGAAGAAATTCCTATCCGCCATAAATCGATTTATGGTCATAAAAGTAACAGAATGAATAATTTCCCCATCTCGGTTAGCCAAATTGCAGAGGGCATGAAGAACGCTTCGTCGGCTTTGGCTGCGGCGGGAAATAGTTTTGACCAGTCAGTTGCTCTTTTGACAGCGGCAAATACTACGATACAAGATGCAGCTAAGTCTTCGACTGGACTTAGGACAATTGCTGCGAGAATAAGGAAAACGAAAACAGAGCTTGATGACCTTGGTGAAACAATGTCGGAAGCAGATTATGAGAAACTTGTTAAGTCTTTAACAGATATGAATGTCGCTCTTACTGAGAACGGCGAGTATAGAAGCACATACGATATTATCAAGGATATAGCGGCACAGTGGAAGAATATGACAAGTATGGAACAAGCCGCTTTAACAGAGGCATTAGCTGGTACAAGACAACAAGCAATTTTCTCCTCGTTGGTAGGACAGTTCCAAGAAGCTTCTGGAGCAATGGAGGCAATGGCAAACAGTTCCGGTGAGCTTCGAGAGTCTTATTCGACATATATGGAAAGTGCAGCAGCACATATAAACCAATTAAAGGCGTCGTTTGAAGGCCTTGCCAAGAGTATGTTTGACTCTGATTCGATTAAATCTGTAGCCGATATGCTTTCTGGTATGTTATCATTCATTGACAATATTGTTAAGCTGATCGGCGGAGTTCCCACAATTATAACTGGAATTGCGGCAGCACTTTCACTTGTCAAAAATGTCGGCGTATTAAATGTGTTCAAGTCTGGAGTAAATTTTATAAAATCTTTTAGCACGGGCGCATACGCTATGTCCGATGATTTTGTTACTCAGTTAGATAGTGATGTTGCGGCTTTGAAATCATTTCAAACCGCAGTAGCAAACGGCACAGATCGTACAATTGCCATTGATAGCGCAATGGCGGGAGCATCTGATACGGCAAAAAATTATGCCAGAAACACAGAGATCAGTAGCGACACGATAAAAACATTCACAGTAGAGCAAAGACAGTCGCAGTTAGCATTGGCTGCAACGGGTTCGTCTTTTAAGAATCAAGTATCTATTATTAAGGCGTATAACAAAAATCTTGATACAATGGGATTAAGTCAAGATGAATTCTGTGCCGCCGTAAAGCAGAGTAATCCGGAACTTGGTAAGTATTTGTCAAAGGTTGACGCAGGAAGCGCCAGCACATTTGGCTATATATTGTCATTAGTTAAGGCGAAAGCAGCAACCTTGGCGTTGCGCATTGGAACAATGGCTCTTAATGCCGCTTTATCTGGTCTTATTGCGATGGGCATCTCTGCAATTTTTACTGCTATATCTAATTCGATCAATGCCGCTAAAAAAAGAATGGACGAGGCGGTTAGTAGTATCAACGACTTAGCTGAGAGTGTCAAGGCGCTTGACGATTATAAGGAAAAAGTTACTCAACTAAGAGAAGAACTCGAAAATGGGGGATTGGCGCTTAGTGATGTTACTGATAAAAGAAAAGAATTGTTGGATATACAAAAACAGCTTATTGATAAATATGGTTCCGAAGCAAGTGGCATCAACCTGGTTACTGGTGCGCTTGAGAAACAGATTGGTGTAGTGGATGCTTTAACAACAAAAAAAGCAGAAGAATGGTTGCGAGACAATAGAACTGCAGTAGACGAAGCAAATGATTATTTACATGGCCATGTCAATGGCATGTTTGATCTCGCAACATCTCGAATGATAGAGCGTTGGATTGACAAATATGGTGACGGAACAATATCGTATGAGTATGCTACAAGTAGAAGTGGCCAAATTGCTAATTATGATAAAATGTATGCATTCATACGAAATTATATTGATACTAATAGTGGCGCATCGCAGCAAGACATTGATGTGGCTAATAGTGTTTTAGATGCCATTATTGATGCTAAAAACTTTATCAATAATGAGACCTACCAAAATAGCGAAAAAATTTACAAGCAAGCTGTGGAAAACGTTGTTAAAACAAAAGGCGTATATCGAACGTATTATAATGACCTCCTTCAGCTCAACCAAGCATACGACGATGCCGTTGCGAAAAATGATGAAGCGTCTGCCGAACAAGCATATCAAGCACTCGTTAATAAATACGACACAATTATAAACAATAGCGATTTTAAGAATACAGACAACGTTCGTGGAGAAGACATAAAGGCATATTTTGAAAATCAATTCCAAGACTTTATGAGCTTGTCTGTGCCCGTTCGTCTCAAGGTCGACATAGAGGGAACACATACAGTTGATTTAGTCGAAAAATTCAAAGGCTACACTGAAGAGGTTAAACAAGCACAGGACGCAATCTCTCCGTTATTGGATGCGTATAATAAACTACAAAAGGGTGAACTAAGCAGTAGTGATATTGTCACACTGATCTCTGACAAGTTCCCATCCCTTATACAGTACACTGACAATCTTGCTGTTGGGATACAAAAACTTGCAAAAGACAAGCTTGAAGAATTAAAAGAGAAGCTTAACGCAGTTGATAAGAGCAATTTATCAGAAGATGACTTAAAAGCATACGAGAAGTTCATTGAGTATATCGACAGCCTCAATGACGGTTTTAACTCTACGCTTGTTTACTATGAAAAGATACAGTCAAAAACAAAGTCTGTCTCTGATAGTATAACAACACTTATTAGCTTGTCAAAGGAAATAACAGAGAGCGAAAGCTTGTCGATGTCGAGTGTGGATAAGATTATGTCTGACGATACGCTTACATCCTTAAGACCATATCTTAACGATGTAAAGACAATATTGCCAATAATCAACAAGTTAATCGAAGATCAGAAGCAAGCATATGAAGATTTGTATAACGAGCAGCAAAGACTTGCAGACCCTGACGCATATCTCAAAGCAGTCCAAGAAAAGGAAAAAGCAGATAAAGATGCTCTACAAGACAGTATCAAACGAATCGATGAACAGGTAAAGAAGTTCAAAGAAAAGTACGATGTTGACTTGTCCAATTGGGACAAGTTGGGTGATGATAAGAAACAACTGTTGCAGAATACGAACGCAGAACTGATAAGTAAGCAAATCACTTTGATCAATAAGTATAATGAATTATATGGCATTGATTTAAGAAATTTCAAAAATGTTGCGGCGGCAAAAGCAGCGATTATAGAAAAAATCAACACAGACTTTGTGCGTTCTAATACCTTTCAACAAATTAGCCAATATCTTAATGAACATAATTTGTTGAGTATGCATAATGGCATTTTGTCATTTGGTGGGAATGCACAAGACTGGGAGCCTGTTCAGGTTATGCTTGATAGAGCAAAACTTAGCCTCTCTGATTTAAGACTGTATTTGCAAAACGGTATTATGCCGGAGGATAAGTCAAAATCTTTGCAAGAATACTTAAAAGAAAATCTTGAAAAAGAATTTAAAGATGTAGATTGGGCGCAATTAAATGCAGATCTGAACTCATTCATAAATCCGTTTACCATTAAGGATGATACATGGGAGAAGCTTACTGAGAGCATTGGCGCAGGTAGCAGTTCGAGTTCTAAAGCAAAGAATTGGTTTGAGAAGCAGTATGCTTATCATAACCATCTTGTCAATATGGATCAAGAGAAACAGCAGGACTATCTCAACTGGCTTGATAGTGCATACAAACAGGCTTACAACCAAGGCATTATCGATCTTGATGCATATTATAAGTATGAAGAAGAAGTATATAATGGCAGAAAGAAACTTGCTGGTGACACAAGCAACTGGTTTGAGAAGCAATATAAGGAACATCAACATCTTCTCAAGATGGAAAAAGAGGATGAAACTACTTACCTAAAGTGGCTTGACTCTGCGTATAAAAAGGCTTATGCGGAAGGATTGATTACCCTTGATGACTACAGGAAGTATCAAGAGGAAGTATATGACGGCATTAAGAAACTCAAAGACAATGCGGAGTCTGCGATTAAAGAGCTTATCAATATCCGGATTAATATGCTGAAAGAAGATATCAATAAGGAAAAAGAAGCTATTAATACAAGGCTTAAGAATCTTAAAGAGTTCTATGACAAGCAAAAAGAGATGCTTCAAGATAAATATGACCAAGAAAAATATCTTGAAGAACAATCTGAAAAGCGCAAGAGCGTATCTGATATTCAGGAAAAGATAGAACAGCTAAGATTTGATGATTCTGCAAGCGCACAGAAAAAGCGGATTGAACTCCAAAAAGATTTGTTAGATGCCCAGAAGGAATTAACTGATTTTGAAAAAGAGCATTCGTACAATCAAGCAAAAGATCAACTTGATAAACTGTATGAGCAACAAGAGAAGGATGCGAATAAGCAGATAGATGCTTTGGAGAAACGGGCTAATAATCCAAAGGAATTGTATGAGCAGGCGCTTAATGACATTCGCAATGGGTCACAAGCATTGTACGGGCAAATGATTGAATGGAATTATTTTGCTACAAGCCTCGCTGATAGCAGGCTTATGAAAGTAGCATAAGAATAGTTCCCGTACATAGAAATGTGTATGATAAAACACCCATTGAATTGCTGGGAACCCCTAAAGCTACACTAACCACAACATAGTGATGAAACGCACAAGTGTGACGGTAGCGAAAGCAGAAAGAATAGTGTAGATAGTGCAAGGTTAAATCCTAAACACTTTGAAAATGGGCAATCAGCAGCCAAGCCTCGAAGAGAGGAAGGTTCAACGACTATCCCGTGAGGGAGTAGGCTACAAGCGTAGCCGAAGTGGTGGGCACCCGTAAGGGTGAAGATATAGTCTGTGCTTTCGGGAAACCGAGAGACTCGGAAGAGTGATACGGCGTAGCGAGCCGAATAACTTACTGAAATAGATATAACGAGAGGGACAGGGAGTAGCTACCCTTCCGAGACGCTGTGAACATCAAAGATTACCTCTCTTTATATACAGTCCTTTTCACAGAAGGAGGTGCAACACATGATAAAGTCTTACAAAGTAAGGCTGTACCCTACAAAAGAACAAGAACGGCTAATGTGGAAACACGTCGGCAGTTGCAGGTTCATATGGAACTGGATGTTGGCGAAGCAAGAGGAGCTTTACAAACAAGGCGAGAAACACTTGTCGGCATTTGATATAATAAATCTATTAAAGCCGCTCAAGAAACAAGAAGAGTTTGCATGGCTTTATGATATTTCAAATACAAGCCTGCAAATTGTATGTAGAGATTTAGACAAGGCGTACCAAGTATTCTTCAAGAAGATAAGTGGTTTTCCGAAATTCAAGAGCAGGAAGAAATCTAAACCAAATTTCCCTATTAGAACAGATCGTTTTTATTTTAAAGACGACAAGGTTCTCAACATAGAAAAGATAGGTAAAGTTAAATACAAGACGGATTTTGTTTTTGAATACGGTAGAAATGCTTGCAAATTCACCAACGCCAGAGTTTCTTGCATAAACGGCAAGTGGATGTTATCATTCGGTATGGAGTGCGAGAACCAAGCACGAGGACTGAATGATGTAAGTATGGGTATAGACTTAGGAGTAAAAGATATAGCGATTGTAGAATATAACGGTAAGCCGTTAGTGTTTCACAATATTAACAAGTCAAGGCAAATGCGTGAACTCGGCAAGAGAACGAAACATTTGCAAAGAAGTATTTCTCGCAAGTACGAAGCAAATCGTGACGGCAAGAAATACAACAAGACGAAAAATATTGAGAAGCAGGAAGAACGGTTAAGAAAATTATACGCACGACAGTCAAACATAAGACGCAACTATATACACCAAACAACGCACAAGTTAGTTTCGTTACTTCCCAAGCGGATAGTAATGGAGGACTTGAACGTGCAGGGCATGATGAAGAATAGACATTTAAGCAAAGCTGTGCAAGAGCAGTGCTTTTATGAGTTCATCAGGCAAATGGAATACAAGTGTGCGTGGAACGGCATTGAGTTGGTTAAGGCAGATAGATTCTATCCGAGCAGTAAAACTTGCTCAGGTTGCGGATGTATAAAGAAAGACTTGAAACTCAGCGACCGAACCTACTATTGTTCTGACTGTGGCTTAGTAATTGACCGTGACTACAATGCGGCTATCAATCTTAGTAGATATGTAGCCTAACCAAACAGGCTACAATCTCAGAGGTGTTGTTGCACCTTTAAGCTGTGGAGCGTTATACAAACCAGAGTAGTTCCGACGAAATGGGACGCTGTGAAGCAGTAAGTTAGTATCTAACACAACAGAATGTATATGGCGATGGCATCCGCAACACGATCAAAAAGGCTTGGGAGGAAGCATACAAGGCTGAGAAACAGTATTTTGAATATACGGGTGTGCATTATAATGGTGTTAATCTTGTCAATGCAACAGGATATATCAAAGGTGTGTCTGGTTACGCTTCTGGAACAAATAATGCCACTGCTGGCATTCATAGAGTTGATGAGAATGGTATTGAAACAATATTTCAATCCGCAGACGGTCAACGCTACCGTATGTTTAGTTCTGGAGAAAAAGTTCTCAATGCAAGCGCAAGCGACTTCTTGTATAAGTTTGCTAATAAAGGGAGAGATATTCTGAATAAGTTGTTTAATGGCGCAAGCCATAGCTACAACAATGTAAATCCTGGAGTAATTGCAAACAATATTCAGCAAGGCGACATTATCATTCAAGGTAATGCGGATAGGGCGACTATTTCAGAGATTCGTAGAGCTCAAAGAGAAAACCTTGAACAGATGCTTAAACAACTAAATAGACTTAAATGATAACAGGCTCCTCTGTGCATCGAGGAGCCTAATTACAGATAGGAAGGAAGTGATGCATGTGGCAGAGATATATGGTGCCCATTTTGAATATAATGGGATACAATCCAGAAGGTATGGTTTAATGATCGCAAATATCGAAACAGAAAGATTTAATCAAACATACGGTACAAGACAAGGAATAACACTATTCAATAAAAGTTCTCTGAAACGATATTTAATTGACGACGACTATTCTGATTCGCCCATAACCATTGACATCGAGATTGTTACAGATAATCAAAAAATAATAAACCCTCACGAAAGGCGAACGATTGAGAGATGGTTATTTGGGCAAACAAAATATCAGAAGTTTTACATTGATATGGCGGACGACTCTACTGGTGAGTCGTTTGAATATAAGAACGGAGAATATAAACGGCTTTACCTCAATTGCCGTTTTGTTAATCCGACGAAAATAGAGTACAACGGCGGTATTGTGGGGTATAAAACCACTCTCGAAGCAGATAGTGGAATGTGGTATCAAGATCGAACTGTGCAAACATTCACGTTGAATCATGAATCGTCTAGTAGCCATTCCACGATTGATGTTGTGGTTGACACAGATCTTAAACGGTTTACTTACCCCAAAGTTACTCTGACCACTGGTGATGTTGGCGGCAATGTTACGATATTAAATCATGCGGACGATATAGAAAGAACAACACAGTTTAGTCAATTGGCTGCCAATACAAGTGTCATTCTTAACGGAGAGACGAATTATATAAGCGGCCAGAATTTTGAGAAGTTTTACAAGCAGAACTTCCCTAGATTGCTTGATGGTACGAATCATATTTATATCGCAGGTAATATAAAAACAATCAAATTTGAGTTCTATAACAGGAGGTTTTGGTGATGATAGTCAAGTACAACTCTCTTGATAAAACTGAAACTCCAATACTTACTCTATGCAATCCCGGAAGCACATACAGCAATGGATACCTGACGAAAGTAGTTGGTATTCTTACTGATTACGAGGCTGAGGAAATCGTCTTTAATTTCAATTCTCCGTCAGAATTAAACTTTAGAATCAACAGTGTCAATAGGGAAGTATCTGCAGAAAATACTGCAATTAAACGGCTTTATGATGCAGTGAAAAATAGAAGGCTAATTTTCATAGACGGCATCGGTTACTTCTCTATAACCAGTATTGATGATAGTTTTCAAGATGGCATTACTTACAAGGATGTTAAAGCTCAGTCTATCGAGGTTGAACTTCAGCAAAAGCAGATACCTTATATTGCCGATGGAACATATAGGTTTTTAACGGATACTGGAACCACAAATATTGGAATATTTAACCGTATTGTAGACATCCTGCCACTTTGGACAATTGGACATATTGATGAAACTGTAAAGAGCAAGTGGCGCACATTTGAAGATGTTGATGTGACACTTAACTGTCTTGGGTTTCTCGTCGATAATGTACAAGATGCTTATGAGTGTATTATTTTATTTGATATCATTAATCGACAGATAAATGTATACGAACAATCAGATTATGTTCATCGCACCGGAATTCAAATCACAAAAGATGATATTATAAAGTCTTTAAATATTGCTGAAAGTGCAGAAGATTTATATACGGCAATCAGTGTACAGGGTGATGAAGATTTAGGGATTTCCGCTATCAACCCGCTTGGTGGAAATGTAATATATAATTTTCACTATTATTTGGATTGGATGTCTTCGTCGTTGAAGGACAAAGTGATACAGTGGCAGGCATTAGTTGACAATGCCAAAGATAATTATTATCAGCTTAATTTGAATTATTACGAGCAGTTAGAGCGTGTTTATAGTCTACAGGCAGAAATAGAACGGATAGATCAGCAACTTTCTATGTACACACGTTGTAAAGAAAATATTATAGCAACTTCAAATACGTCTCTTGTATCAGAGTATAGTGAAGGAGCTGTGGATAGTGGCGGAGAGTCAATTGTTGTTTATGCAGATATTGCAGACACAGTGTCTGCTTTAACGCAACAAATCGACGACTGCAAATCAGACAGGGTGCGAACGAATGCAGTGCTTATTGCTGCGCAAAGCCAGTTAGACAGTATGTTATCACAAATTCGAGCCGTTAATAGCCAGCTTGCTATCGCTAATTATTTTACTCAGGAAGAATATGGCGAACTTATCAACTATATATTTGAAGGTTCTTATACTGATGATTATATTAAAGTGACTAATGTAATGACACACCCAGAGAAATTCCAACAGATGAAGTCTTTATATGACAGAGCGCAAACACAGTTGCTTAAAGTTTCAGAACCAACTCAGGAGTTTGACGTTGATTCAGAAAGCGTTATCTTCGATAAAAACTTCTCGCATTGGAACGATCAACTTGAAACAGGGTGCTTAATAAGTGTTGAGCTTGCAAAGAATGATTGGGCGTGGCTGTTTCTTTCGTCGATTATTGTTAACTACGACGATAAGAGTTTGAAGTTTACTTTTGGAAACAGATTTAACAAATATGACACCAAATCACTCTTTGATAAAGTCTTGGGCAGTATGTCAAAATCTGCTAATACACTACAATACGTCAAAGATGTGTTATACCCATTAAAAGATGGTACGTTTGATGATATGCAGGAGGCTATTCAGTCATCCCGATCTATAACTATGACCGGTGCCTTGGTGTCAGAAAACGAAGAGGTTGTTATAGACGGCTCTGGGTATACTGGAAAGGAGAAGTCTACTGCCGCAGATGCTATTGACGGCTACGACCCACATCAGATCAAGATTACAGGAAGAAGTATTGTATTTACAGACGATGCGTGGAGCACATCAAGAACCGCCGTAGGACAAATATTATTACCAAATAACAATAGTACATATGGCATCAACGCAGAAACTGTTGTCGGAAATTTGATTCTTGGTTCAAGAATAAGGCTGCAGAACACAAATCAGACTATGACATTTGACGGGAATGGTCTGGCTGTGTCCAACGATACTAATTCATTTATTGTAAATCCAAGTGGCAGCACATTATTTTCTATAAAACAAGGCAACACTGAAATACTTGGTTTGAATAACGACGGCTCTTTGCACATTGTCGCCAATGGTAGTGGGATCGATTTGTCTACAAATAGTACAATACGCCTCGCATTTAATAATATATCTCAATACATACAGTTTGAAGATTATAACGACAAGGCGTCTTTTGGAATTTACGATAGTGTAAACAGTTCCACAAAGAAGATCCTGCTTAGACTATCTCCTGACGGGCTTAGTGTATATAACGGAGCTGTTACCAATAACCTAATTATGAGATTAGATACTTCTGGAATGAGAATATACGATGGCAACGGCACTGCGGCACGTAATCTAAAAATGAATATGAATACGATCGGTGTCTGGTATTATCAAGATGGCACAACGATCGGCAAAATTGGTACCAGCGGGTTTTCTGGCACAAATTATAAGGGTATTGTTTTTGATCTCAATGTTGATGCTGCGTTCATGGCGTGGGGATATCAGGAATCTGCTGGTGCGGCATACTCTCAAAAATGGACATATTGGAGTAACAATAACAATTCTTCTGTCGCAGATGCAGATACTCTGAATGCAGGATGTCCGATTGATATGCATTCGTTTCAGCTGAGAAACGCCACTCTAAAATCGTGGAATTATATTGCAGGAAATGATAGTAATAGCTGGAGCGGTTATACAGGAACATTGAGCATCGGAGGTTATAGTCTTGTGTTTTATAACGGCGTATTGCGATCTGCAAGCAACTCATAAAAATAACTGACGAGTGAAAGGAGTATAGGATAAATGGCAATAAACAAACCACTGACTATTGCGAGACAAGAGTTTATAGACAATGTTATTGACTTGTGCAATAACTCAAATTTGCCGTATTTTTGCATGGAAGGTATACTCAAAGATGTTATCTCAGAAATCCACCAGGCGAGTGTTAAGCAATACGAAATGGATAAAACCAACTATGAGGCAGAATTAAAAGCAGCCTCTAATACAAATAATGGAAAAGAATAAAGAGAGGAGGTAATATAATGGAGATATTTGTAAATGTGACAAACCAAAAATTAAGTATAGCATCTTCGTTTTGTAATGTTGTTTCCGGTTCGCAAGAATTTGTAAAGTTTAAGTTTATCCTTGGAGAAGAGTGGGATGGGCTTTTAACATTTGCCCAGTTTACACAAAACGGTAATGCTTATAATTCGTATCTTGACGAGAATAATTGTGCTTTTCTTCCTTCTGAAATAAATGGTGGTACTTGCACGCTTATGCTTTACGGTGTTGATGGAACTGTAAAAGCAACTACAAATTATTTAACACTAAAAGTTGAGAACAGCGCTTTGATTTCGGATGCGAACAGCACTAATATTTCTCAATCTCTTTACGATCAGCTTGTTGAAAGATTTAATAGAATAGCAGATATTTCGCAAAGTGATTATAGCGACTTGATTGTAGAACAAGTTGGAGAAATAATGGCAGGATACCTTAGTGATGGCAGTATTGCAGCCGCAACTATACAAGACGGTTCAATAGCGAGGTCGAAAGTAAACAGTGCGTTTGAGGCTACTCTTGCAAAAGCTGATAATTCTTGGCAAAGAGGAACAAACGCTGCAAGTGGTGCTTGGGACGATACTTATGATACATTGGGAAGGCATCAGGATATTTTTAATTTTGCGATGTCCCAAGCAGCCGTCATATACAATGGACAAGACGGATACTTGGATGTTTTAAAGGGTCAAGTTGACGCTGCTCGTTATTTAAATCCTAATGTCAATCCAAATTATACTGTTTCTGGAACAAACATCATTCAGTTTCCTACATTAGCAGATGCTATAAGTGGTGTTTATAAATTATCAAAAGATTATACTAATTCTGCATTAGTTGCGTATTCACCTTTTTTTGTTACTATTGTAAACGAACTCCCACAAGTTGGTAATCCACGCACGTTTTATTTAATCCCCAAAGAGTCTGGGAATGGATATGATAAGTGGTGGTATATAACAAATGATTCAGGCGTTAGCTTTTGGGATAACTTTGGCTCAACATCAACTGTTATAATTTCTTCACTTAATGATGTTGAATCACCCTCGGAAGATATAGATTATATCGTTGAAACCGATTCCGGATATTTATATTACAAATATATTGATGGAAATTGGGAAATGATTGCTGGTTCGTCAGCAGAAATTATATCCCCTTCCTATACTATAGATTATAAAGGTTATGGATTACCTGTCGCAAACGATTATACTGCAAGTGAACATAATGGCAAGAGGTATCTTAACCTTACCGATTTTAAAGTATATCTATCAAACGGTACTGAGTGGAGTTTAGTTGAAACTCTTGCGGTAGCAAGTGAACTTACAGACTATTATCTTAACGATAGCTCTGGAACTTATGTTCACTATCGTTATATAAATAATAGATATGAGGCAATAGGCGTTTCTTCCGCTGAAATGGAAGCTCTTATTGCAAATACTGTCACGCCGATAACTAATAGACTGACGACCGCAGAGGGCAGCATTTCTACAATGCAAACAACTCTTAATAATTTATCTAATATGGTAAAGGATGTTACTATTAGTGATAATACTCTGACAATAACCTATAATGATAATTCCACAACCACTCTCGAAATTGATACTGGAATTGACATTGGTGCTGTGCGGTATAATGAGAGGGATGATTATTACCTGAGATTTTATGACAGCAATGATAATGAACTGGAAGATTTAGCTTGCTATATACAGGGTGGCGGTGGTAGTGGTAGCACAAATGCTGGTACTGCTTATATTACCAGAGTTACTGATAGTTCGGTTCAAACTATATATGGTGATAGTTGTAATATCAGTTATAAATTCACTGCTGTTGATGCAAGCAATGAATTAGTTGGAAATGGTGTCGGTACTTTATATGTAAATAATGTAGCAGTGGAGACTGGATTTGATGTATATAATGGATTGTCCGATGGCAATGTTGTTAATACCATAGATGTTAGCGATTATCTGGTCGTGGGTTCAAATACCATTAAAATCAGCGTTAGCGTTGATACAGGCGGCGAGAGTAATACTGTAGCAACAAAAACTTGGAGCGTAAATGCTATTAATATGTATTTCACTTGGAACTATGCCGATAATCAAATTAACACGGCTGCTGTCACAGACTACTACACGCCTTATGGAGCATTGTCTAAAACTATTTACACATTTATAGATGTTAATCCTATGAATTTTAATCCTGTTATAGTTGAAACATTGCCTAATAGCTCCGATGAAGATTTTGACGAAAATGCCAACTATTTCCTTTTCGATGGAACGGACTACACACATTATGTATGGGATAGCAATAATAACCAGTATGTAAGCGGAGTAGGTGAAATGCTTGATGTAACAACTACAACTCGTTCGGGTGTACAACAGGCTCTTACAATTCCAATGCAAACACACGGGTCTCATTCAATCGTCAGATACATAATTGGTACAGTCAATGGTGTTGAAATCAAAACAGCACAGCAAACTCACGATATGATTTTTGCAGTTGATGGCACTAATACTCCGATTATTTCAACTTCTTTCAACACAAGAGTTATGACACAGTATAATACTGTTCAAATACCTATTGTTGTTTATAATCCAAGTAGCACTACATCTACTGTTTATCTTTACGAAAATGGGAATTTAGTATCAACTTGGACTGGGGTTGACCGTAGTGTTCATTATTGGAACTATTCACCTACAACCTATGGAACTAAAACATTGACCATTACTTGCGGAGAAACAAGTAAATCTCTCACAATAGAAGTTGAAGAGCTTGATATTGACGAAGCAGAAGTATCAGGATATGATTTTCGATTTAAGGCTTCTGAGATAGCAACAAATAGTGCAGCTCAAAACTGGTCGGCAACAACAGTTGCAGGAAGCCCTGTTACTGTAACATATAGCAATAACTTTGACTGGGTTAATGGTGGATTGCACACTGAGGAGGATGAAGAAGGTCATATAAGACAATATTTTGCTGTTCGTGCAGGAACAACAATGACTATCAATTATGACTTATTCGGTCAAAATTATGACCCTAAACAATATGGTAAAAACTTTAAGTTCATTTTTAAGGCTGTAAACTGTCGTACTTATGATGCACAAGTATTAAGTTGTATGGATAGTTCAAACGGCAATAACGGTGTCGGTTTAGTTATGACAGCAAACAATGCTGTAATGACAACGGCGAATGAAACATTAGACACTCTGTATTGCAAAGACACATATATCGAATTTGAAGCGAATATTCATCCTGATTCAGAATATCGGTATCTTCAATTCTGGATGGATGGCAGTCACGATAGAACTATTCTCTATTCAGCCGAGGATACAATGCAGCAAGTAAATCCTGTTGGAATTACAATAGGATCACCTAACTGCGATGTTTATATCTATTTGATAAAAGCATATCCAACATACCTTACTAACGAAAATGAAATTTCAAACTTCATTATGGATGCGCCAAATGCTTTTGAAATGGTTAATCGTTATGATAGAAACGACATCCTTAATTCAAGCGGTGAAGTGGATTACCAGAAACTCGCAAACAAAAATCCTGATTTGCATATTATATGCCTTGACTTGAACAGAATGAGTACAGGTAAAAAGGATAATGTTGTCGCACATTCATTCAGGCATATTTATAATACTGGAGGTACAAGCGAGTGCTTTACAGTAAACAATGCTTGTGTAACTATTCAAGGTACATCATCCGTAGGTTATCTCGAATCTGCTGGTAATGTTGATATTAATTTCAAAAACAATAGAACATTCACTTCTGATAATGTGGAATACACAACCAGTTCTATTGCATTTGATGACGGAACAAGCTCAACAAGTGGATATTCTATAAGCAGCAACGCTATCCCCGTTGATTATCTCAATGTCAAATTAAATGTTGCATCATCAGAGAACTGTAATAATGCTTGTATAGCAGACTGGTATAATACATATCAGCCGTGGTTAAGTCCGGCAAAAAAGAAAAATTCAAAAGCTCGTGACACTATGGAGTTTGTGCCGGGTGTTATTTTCATTCGTGACAGAAGCGGTAATCTGTTTGGAAATGATACACAAAACTACCACCTTTACGGAATCTGCGATATTGGAAATTCTAAGAAAAACACTAAGGTATTCCACGATACAAAGAATCCGTTGGCTTGTTGTGTTGAAGTTGCTAATAATACATCACTGCCTTGCTTGATGTCATCTAAGACTTATGATTGGAACTCAGATAATGAGGCAGTAATCACAGAAAACGACAAAGAGCAAAAGGTTTATGAGTTCCGATATGAAGGCGAAATGGTAGAAAAGGCTATTTCTGCTTGGGATAGATTCGTTGCGTTTATGTATGACCATAACCCGAATCTTGCAACCAATAATTCGTTAGGAACTTCTGTTACATTTGCACCTTATACCTTTAAAGGCAGTGGTTCTTACGATACATCTAACTATGATAGTGATGATTATGACGTAGTATATCTCTATGGATATGGAACACCTGCTACCTTTAATAACGGGATGTATCCCGCAGCGAGTTATGTAACAGACACTACAGACGGAGCAACTTGTTATTATTATATTAACTATACAAATAATCAGATTTATTCAAGTAACGGAACAACTTGGACTTCTATTGGTACTTTGACTTGGACAGCAGATAGAAATAGTATTCTTGCAGGAACGACAATCAGCACATATGCTGGAACATATACCACAGATAGCTTTAACTATCGTATGGCGTATCTGTTGGAGCATTGCGAAGAATATATGGTTATTGACCCAGTAATATACCACTTTGTATTTATCGAGTCGTTCCTTATGACAGATAATGTAGCTAAAAATACATTCTGGTCATCGGATGATTTGGTACACTGGGAACCCTCGAAAGATTATGACAACGATACAGCTCTTGGTAATGATAATGTGGGCGGTTTATCGTTCACATACGGTCTTGAAACAGACGATACAGTTGGCAGCAGTTATGTCTTTAATGCTCACGATGCCGCTTGGATAACATTTGCAAGAGGACTGTTTGATGCTTGTGCGACTATGTATCGAAACAGAGAGAGCGCAGGATGCTTTAACACAACGGCTTTTCTAAATAAAACTAAGGTTTGGCAAGAAACAAGACCGGAGCGTGTATGGGTAGCTGATACACAAAGGAAATATCTTCGTCCTTATGAAGATAACGGAACGGAAACATACATTGATATGCTTGCAGGAAAGAAAACACACCAAAGAGAGCAAGTTAAAACATATAACGCATATTATTACGCATCTAAATATGTAAGTAATTCTTGCACTACACAAAACATAATGGTTCGTGGTAATACTCCGACAAGTTGGCAAGGAGTAGAACCTGCGAATACAGCAACACTATCAATGTATATAGACTGCTATATTGTAGTTGCTTCAACATCTTACAATGTAGTTTCAAAAGTAAGAGCTAAACGTGGTAGGTCTTATGTAATGGACTTCTCAACTATTGGCTCAATGGGCGAAACCGAGCTTTACTTCTGTACCGCACCTATGATTACAGAATTAAGCGGACTTGCTCATTTATATTTTAAGCAAAACAATTTTGCTATGGCGACAAATCTTCAAAGATTGGAAATTGGTTCAAATGTGACTGGTTATAGCAATCCCAACTTGGAAAGTCTGACCATAGGTACTAACAAGATGCTTGAATATCTTGATGTGCGTAATTGTCCGAATGTAAGTGGTTCGCTTGATTTGTCTGGATGTGTTTCATTGAAAGAGCTTTATTTGGAGAATACGGCATTTACAGGTATTTCATTTGCTAATGGCGGACTGCTTGAAACAGCACATTTACCGTCACCGACTATGTTGACATTAAGACGACTTATTTATCTTGACGATTTGACAATCAATTCGACTAATAATCTTACACAGCTTATCGCTGAGAACTGTGATTTTGACAATGCGGCAGTATTGACGATTGGAAGTACATCTACTTCTCAGGGAACAAAAGATATTGTACTGAACATAGTTGAATCCAGCTCAAATCTTTCAAGAGTTCGTCTTACAGGATTAGACTGGTCGTTGGCTGCAACTACACTATTGAATACATTGCTCGGTATGTCCGGTATCGGAGATGACGGATATGGTACACAGCAATCAGTATTGACTGGTGAAGTATATGTGTCAGGTTCTATTAGAAATTCTGAGCTTGACAATTATGCATTGGCGTGGAATGACCTTGAAGTTACATACAATTCCGCAAACCTCATCACACAGTATCTCGCTACCTATGTCAATCCCGATGGTACAGTTCTGTATCAGACCTATGTTGACCAAGGTGCAACACCGCCTGACCCCGTTACACTTGGTTACATTTCAACACCAACTCAAACGGCAACCGCACAATACACTTTTACCTATAATGGATGGGATGATATTACAAGTGCTATGTTGAGTGTAAGAACAATTACTGCTCAATACACTCAGACCGTCAGAACATATACAGTAACGTGGTATGCCCGCGAGGGATTGTCATTAGGCTCTACAACGGCGAACTATGGTGCAGAAGTTGTTTACAACGGTGATTTACCAACAGATACCTCTGGAGAAACACAATATATCTACAAGGTGTTCACTGGTTGGAATAAATCAACAGGTTATATTACAGAGGATACTGATGTATATGCTGTTTGGGAAACCGCAAGTACATTGCCTCCTACCTCAAAGGATTTAAGTCAAATGACGTGTGCCGAAATATATGGCGTATGTCAGGCAGGTATGGCTTCGACATATTTTTCAGATAAAGACCATTTTGACATTACGCTTGGTTCAGATTTTACCTTTGAAAATGTACAATCAGAAGTTCTTTTGGAAAACTGTTTCTTTGACGGTAACGGGCATAGATACGAGAACGGAGTAGAGAAAACAAATAGTTATATTGACACAAGCATTAAACTGTTTGATACGGATTCGCCATCATTTACATTAGCAGTGGATTATGAATTTTTAGGCACTACTGTAAATAACGGATGCCTTGTATCGAGTTGTGTTAATAATGACGGAGAAGGTTTCAAACTCCAGTACAACTCTAATCCGGCTATCAAATGGGGCGATAAAACTGTCACTGTTGGTACAAGTGTAAACAGGAATATTGTTGTTCTTCGTCACGTTAAAGGTTCTAATACTTTGTTTGTATATGCATATAACAAAGGTGATACTACATATGATATGGAGATTACAAGAGTTGAATCGGTACGTTCAAGCAGAACTGAAACAAGTCAAGTGCTTACATTCGGAGGTATCAGAAACGCCAATGGTTCTGAGCACGGTTTTTACGGCAAGGGATGGATTTATTGGGCGAAAATTTGGTATGACGATTTGGGCGACAATGTTGCTCGTAAATTATCATCTTGGATTAGAGAACCTTTGCGAATGGAGTATATAGGTGCGAACAGGTATCTTCTGCCTAATTCTATGAGCAACTATGCAAATGCTTCATTCTTAGCAAACAACTCATTACCGTTACTCAGAAGAATGAACCCCACAAATGATAATACAGGCGGTTGGCCTGATTGTGAGATGAGAACCTTCTTAAATACAAGATTGTACGAGGCATTGCCGTATAAATGGCAAGCCGTTATAAAACAGGTAAGTGTTAAATCTTCTGCTGGAGCTACTTCTTATTTGATTACATCATCTAATGATAAACTGTATCTTGCTGCAAATAGAGAAGTTGGCGGTAGTACAGGTAGTCCTTATGTAGATGAAGTGGATGTAACTTCAACCATTAGTTTCTTTACTAATGATAGAAAGAGATTGAAATTCTGTGGTGTAATTGTTGACGATAATGCACAATTCATTGTTGACAGTTCAGAGCCTACCCTATTAACTTCATACACGGTAAACGAGGGTGATATTTGGGTTAATTCAAATAACCAGAATATCGGATATATTTATATGTCCGCGAGTACAATAGCCAAACATACTCGTATTGGATACAGGGCAGTTAGTAGCTCAGATAATATTCAGGCTTCCGATGGCGGTTGTTGGGTTCGCGCGTACACCTGGTGGGAGCGTTCCCCTAATGGCTCTAACTCCGCCTACTTTATGGTTGTCGGCAGCGGCGGCAACCCGGGCAACTACGGCGGCGCATCCGGCGACGTTGGTGTCGCCCTCAGCTTCTCAATCTAAAATCCCTGAGAATCCCCTATATTTGTGTGAACAAATATGGGGGAAATATAAATCACGAAAGGAAGAAATGAATGTCAGTTAGAGTAAACGACAGGCATCTGTCTGATATTGAGTATGAAAACACATTTAGTATTTTTAATCAGTATATTTCAAATAAACTCAGAAATTTGCCAAAACGATACAGACACTTTTTAGGAGAACCATTCAACAACATTTTAAACGAAATATATGAGGGTATTATGAAAATGACATCTCTCTATCTCGATGGTAAACCAACCAGTATCGAAAGATACAGATTAGGAATCGGAATTCTGAAAAAGATTGAAATCGTAAAATCGTTGTCGTATACGATGTGGAATTTATCAAGTGACAGAAAGAACGAAATCAAATTCATTAAACAAAAATCAAGAGAGTTCTGGACTGAATCGTTGAATAAAGAGATTGGTCTTTTATCGGGTGTGATCAAAAAATGCAACGGTTATAAAAAGAACGGAGTGGAAGTGTCTTTTATGAAATCATTTACTTATACACAAATAAAAGAAATAGTATTTCTCAATAAGTTAGCGCAACTGCAAAGAATCGTATATAAAATTGCCATACAGACAAGCAAAGATTACAAGGATGCTCAAGTAGAAATGCTTGTGAAATTATCAAGAAGTGCGTTTTACAATGCGGTAGAAGGCAATGCAGTCTTTATTGAGGATGAAACCTCTTATAAGAAACGTAAACGATTGTTCTCTGATGCTATCGGAGATTTATATGCTATGAGTCGCCCAATTCGTGAACTAAGCTGTTTCGATATGATAAGCGAAAAAGATTTAGAAGAGATGTGTAATTTGATTACAGATAGCATTAGACTTATTAGGGCAATCAAAAATAGCGATGAAGAAAAATATACTAAGCAATGATATATAATAATACGTTACAATTTGTGATAGCTATACCTTGTGGTATGGTAGGTTTCTGTGCCGTGTTGGGTTCGCGCGAACAACTGGTGGGAGCGTTCCCCTAATGCCTCTAACTCCACCAACTTTATGAATGTCAACAACAACGGCAACCCGAACAACAACAACAACGCATCCAACAACAATGGTGTCGCCCTCAGATTCTCTGAGAAAGTAGTAGCCAGGACTTGATGTTTTGATACTTGGTTCAGTAGGATGGCGAAGAGGATAATTTAATAATTTTCTAAGAGAAGGAAATTGTAACGGCTCAGATTTATTTCTGATAAACTTACATATTGATATAACCAATATCGCTTTTAACGGCGGCTACGTAACAAAGCTGAATAGAAATATCATTATACGGACTGAACTGTATGTCATAAAGTCTGTGCTTTGAGAGAGTTCTAACGATATACAAATATAGAACCGTAGCAGAGAGTTAAAAACAAAAGTAAAGGAGCATAAATGAAGAAATATATGATACAGCTTGAAGATGTAATTACCTATCGGAATTATTTTCAGGCTCTTAAAGAATGTAATAAGGCTGTTAATTACAAATACAGTGTCCAAGAATATGATTGTAATTGTGTTCAGAATATTACCAACACAATAAACACAATCATGAAAGGGTGTATCCCAAATGTAAAAAGTATAAACCCTGTAGTAATTTTTGAAAGAGGAAAGCAAAGAATTATTACACCAATTGATATAAGTGATAGGATTACTCAAAAAGTTCTTTGTGATAAAGTGTTAATTCCGTCCATTTGCCCACATTTGATTTTTGATAACGGGGCAAGTATGAAAGGAAAGGGTACGGACTTTGCAAGAAAAAGAGTCAACGAATTTTTGGAAAAAGCTAAACGAGAGTACGGTGCAGAAAATATTTATGTTCTGACATTTGATTTTAAAAGCTATTTTGACAGTATTCCACACGAACAATGTTATCGTGTATTAAAGAAGTACATAAGCGATAAGCGATTAGTAGATTTGACTATTGGTATTATTGAATCGTATAAGCTTCGTAGTATTATGACAATTGAAACCGAAGAGTTACGTAAGAAAGCACTTGAAAAACTGTACAGCCACAAAGAAAAAGGAATATGTCTCGGAAGTCAGATTTCACAAATTATGGCTGTTGCTGTTCCAAATGAATTTGATCACTTTGTCAAAGATAAACTGAGAATTAAATACTATGAAAGGTATATGGATGACGGGGTTATTATACTTAACGATAAAAAGCGACTTATTGAAATTAAAAATATTTTACAGAAAGTCGCTGAAAAATATGGTTTGAGTTTTAATAGCAAAAAGACTTGTATTACAAAGATTACCAAGGGTTTTACTTTTCTCAAAATCAAATATCATATCAACAAGAAGAGTAAAACAGTTAAGAGACTTGTACGCTCTGGGATAGTAAGAGAGCGCAGAAAACTCAAAAAATTTCAAGTGAAGGTTCTATCCGGCGAGATGTCTCTGAAAGATGTATACAATAATATTCAGTCTTGGAATGCTCATTCAAAACTCGCAAAATGTTTTCGGACTACAAAAGCAATGTTTAAAATGTACGACGACTATTTTGGAGGTTATTTGATAACAAGAAAATATTTCAAGAACAATCCAAATGCAAAACGAAACAATAAGGTGGTGAGACTATGACATATTACAAGGTAATAAAAGACAATGAATTTGTAGGTATTGGAACCTCATACGAACTTCGTAATTATCAGTTGAAACACGAGATACTGCTGGTTGCTGATGATAATACTGCTCAATATATTCAAATTAATGATAAGTTGTACAGGGATAATTGGTTTAAAGTCTTAACCACAAATACTATTGAGTATGAAACAGCAAGCATTAGTGTTATTGATGAGAGTGAGTATCAACAATTATTTGAAGCAATTGATGCAGGAGAGGAGATTTCTAATGTAACTAATGATGAAGACACTTATTATCAAGAAGATGATAATGTTGTTGACAACGATAGTGTCATAACCCTTGATTATCTTAAAACACAAAAAATTAAAGAGATGAGTTATTACTGCAATCAAGCGATTGTTAATGGTTTCGATGTCGAGTTGAGTGACGGAAGGACGCATCATTTCTCATTAACCGTTCAAGATCAACTCAATCTGATCACGCTTTCGTCTTTGGCAGCATCTGGCGTAGATAATATACCGTATCATGCTGATGGAGAATTGTGTGAGTTCTTTTCTGTGAATGATATTCAAATGATTGTAAAAGCAGCAACCGAACTAAAAACATATCACACTACCTATTACAATTCATTGAAGCTATTTATCCAGTCGCTTGTTGACAGAGATGATGTGGCCAACGTAATCTATGGTGCGAATATTCCTGACGAATACAAGTCCGACGTGTTAATTGCCTTATTATCCAATAAGCAGTAAGGTGATTGATATGGTGTTCTACAATAATTGCCGAGTAATGTGTGCAAGATGTGAGTACGTTTATTCAGTATTAATACTTGCTACTCAGTATTGGCATGAACCTCATGTTGTAGAATTGTGTCTGCAAATATTCAGTGCGGTGAATACTTGCCCTAATTGCAAAAAGGCTTATGATAATAAAGATGAAATAGTGTTTAGGCACTTATTATGCAAACCAATAGAAGAAATAAAAAGGGGTGAGTGGGATGAAGGTAATTTATAAAAGTGCAGTTTTGTTTAGTATCGGAGGTTCTATATATATACTTATAGAATTTCTCTGGCGAATGATAATGAATAAACCGCCAACGCACTGGGCGATGTTTATTGTCGGGGGACTCGCTTTCTTGATAATCGGCGAAATCAACGAGCACCTTGATATACCGTTGTTAGTTCAGTCTTTTATCGGTATGGTTATAATCGTTTTGTTAGAATTCATCTCTGGTTGCATTTTGAATATTTGGTTGGGATTGCACATTTGGGATTACTCAAATGTGCCTTTTAATATTTGCGGGCAAATCTGTTTGCCGTTCTCTATCGCATGGTTTGTATTGGCTATGGTTGCGATTGTTGTAGATGACTATTGTAGATATTTATTTTTTAATGAAGCAATGCCGAAATACCAATTGTGGTTCTCGGCATCAGACGACACAAAAAAGAAAGGAGAATAATTATGGCAAAAAAGGGCATAGATGTTAGTTATGCTAATGGTGTTATTGATTGGGATAGGGTGAAAAATTCAGGTATAGAGTTCGCAATTTTGCGCTCCACATTCGGCTCTGAGTCTCCTTCTCAGATCGATAATACATACTTTCAGAATGCACAGGGGTGCATTCGCAACGGCATCCCGTTTGGCACTTATCATTTTGCATACTTTACCAATGAACAAAAGGCGGTAGAGGAAGCTGATTTCGCCATCAAAAAAGCGAACGAATACAAACAGTATGTGAAATTTATTGTACTTGATATTGAAGAAGATAGCGAAAGATATGCGAACAATATGGGATACTATCCTAATTGGACGGCGTGTTGCTGTGCATTCTTAGAAAGAGTAAGAGAAAGCGGCTATATTCCTGTACTGTATTCCAATTATAGTTGGCTGAGATACAGATTTGATTTTGACAAGGTAAAAGATTATACATTGTGGTATGCCGCTCCTGACGCAAGCCAACCTGCATATCCGTGTGCTATATGGCAATATTCTTGGAAAGGAAAGGTTGACGGTATCGTAGGCGATGTTGACATGGACTATCTTTACGACGACTCGTTGTTCGTAGGTGCTACACATACAACAGGTACATCGACCAATACAGAAACAGCTTCTAACAATACACAGTTGAAACATGGGCGCACGGATGTGGCGGAGGTAACAGAAATTAGTTCTTCTGCAAATGTTGATTTTAGTGTTAAGGTCACTGCTGCTAATGGTGTAAATATCCGTGCTGGTGCGAGTACAACCAAAAAGATTTTGGGCGCTGTCCCGTACAACACAGTTGTTAAGGTCACAAAACAGACAGGCGGTGGCGGATATGTCTGGGGGTTGATTACATACAACGGTATTTTAGGATGGATTGCTCTTGACTATACGCAGAGAGTGAATGCTAATACTGCTATTAAAAAGGGTGATAAGGTTAGAGTAAAGAGCGGAGCCGTCGTATATGGCACACAGACAGCGTTAAGCAGTTTTGTTTATAATACAATTTACCAAGTTATGGAAGTGTCTGGCGACAGAGTTGTTATTGGTATTAATGGTATGGTGACAACTGCTGTTGATAAAAAATATTTAACCAAAGTTAGTTAAGAAAGGGGAGTTTAATATGTCAAACGAAATTATGAATTTAGTGGAGACGTTGGTACTGGCCCCGTTAGTTGTTGCAATTTCTTCTTTCTTGATTGCGCTTCTTCGTCAGCAGACTGCTAAAATAGAAGGAAAGATTAAAGACGAAAAAGCCAAAAGATTACTTGAGATTGCAGAAGGTGTTGTAACGCAGGCTGTAACGTCTGTTACTCAAACGTATGTAGACGGATTGAAAGCAGACGGAGAGTTTACAAAAGAAGCCCAACGTGCTGCCTTTGAACAGTCTAAAGAGAAGATTTATGCGTTGTTGACAAATGAAACAATGCAAGCCATTCAAGACAATTATGGCAGCATGGAAGAGTGGATTAAAACAAAGATCGAGGAAACTGTGAATAAGAACAAATAAGCATGGAGGTGTAAGAAATGGAGTGGTACCAATGGCTTAGTTTTTTAGGAGTGCCGTCTGTTGTGTCAATTCTGGCTTGGTTCTATCATATCATAAAAAAACAGAACGTTCAGTACAATGCACTCAAGATGGGATTACAGGCAATGCTTAGAGGGCAAATGATAAATGACTATAACCACTGGAGCGAGAAAGGTTATGCTCCCATATATGCTCGTGAGAACTTCGAGAATTTATGGCAACAGTACCATTCACTCGGTGCTAACGGCGTGATGGATGATATACACGAGAAGTTTCATAAGCTTCCTACTAAAGTGTAATGATAAACGGACATTGGCAAATAAATATGCCAGTGCCCGTTTTTTTCTTTTGGTGTTAGGTAGAGTCAGTTTTGCACGTTGTCTAATCAAATCCTTTACAGATGAAAACCCTTTATTAGACAACGTATGAATTGTTTAAAAATTCCAATATATATTGATAATCCTATTACGCTTTGTTCCGTCGACTTCAATATGGTCTATCATTTCGTTAACAAGTTCGATTGTGACAGAAGAGAATGACAGAAGTCTTTTCACAACAATGTCTCTGTCTTTTATAGCCTGTTGTTGCTCTGTAATTAATCGAATCGTATCCGTGTTTTGCTTTAATTGTTGTTCGTGATTGTATCGTTCATCCTCAAACTGCTTAGACAAATCGGCAAATTGCGCTGCTGTAATAATTCCTTTTAGCTTGTCGATATATAAATTTTTTAACGCTGTTGAACACTCGTTAATTTGTGACTCCAATACTGCAGCCTGTTTTAAAAGGTATTGTTTTCTTTCTTCTAATGGGTCTGTCGTATCGATATTTTCATTAACATAGTCGCTATCGATATACATATCTCTCAGGCGATCGATTTCTGCAAGAACTGCTTTATCCAATGTGCTTTCAAATACTGTAGTTCCTGCACAACAACATCTACCATATTTTGCACTATTGCATCTAAAATACCTTTTATGCTTGCTGTATGCAGTCCCCATATAACATCCGCATTTTGCGCATTTTACAAGGTGAGAATATTTGTTAGGAGTGATCTGACGATTTGATGTGTGAGGCTGGTCTTTGCTGTCCCATAGAAGCCTTGTCATTCTCCAGTCATCTTCGCTAATAATCGGCTCGTGTGTGTTTTCAACCCTAATCCACTTTTCTTTTGGAGCACTGCGCGTATGCTTACTTTTATATGTTGGGTTGAATGTTTGACCTTGCACTAAATGACCGAGATATACTTCGTTTTCTAAAATATGACTAATGGTGTAGTATTCCCAATACGATTTTCTATCCAGACCTTTTCTGTGTTTCTTTATTCCCTTAAGGCTATAGTATTCCGCTGGACTTGGGATGCCTCTTTCGTTTAGGATTTTTGCGATTCGTGTTTTTCCGATACCTGAATTATACAGGCGAAATATTTCCCTTACAACAAATGCAGTTTCCTCGTCTGGTATTAAATGGCCTTTGTTTACAGGATCTTTTTTATATCCATAAGGTGCAAAAGACCCAATAAAAAAACCAGCCTTCATTCTTGTGCGCAACGCAGCTTTAATGCTGTCTGACATATCTTCCAGATACCATTCGTTAATCAAACCGTTAATCTGTCTTGCCTTTTTGTTGCCAGCTACATCTGTGTCAATGTTGTCAACTATACTTACAAATCTAATTCCCCATTCAGGAAACAAGGTATGGATATATAGCTCGACAAGTTCAAGCTCCCTTGTAAACCTTGACTGCGTTTTGCACAACACAATGTTAAATAAACCGTTTTTAGCATCGCTTATCATTTGGTTAAAAGCTGGCCGATTTCTGTTTGAGCCAGCGTAATCATCGTCTGAATAAATCTGATAAATTTCCCAATGTTGTTGAATCGCATATTCTGTCAGCATGAGTTTTTGATTTTGTATGCTTCCACTATCATCCCCTTTATTTTTCTTAAACTTGTCTTCTTCCGACAACCTGCAATAAATGGCCACTTTGTTACTCATAATAATACCTCCAGTAATATAGTAACAAACTGACTCTACCTAATAGTATTATATCATGGTAGAGCCAGCTGTTCAATGGGGTTCTGCGTTTTAATCAGTTATTTTATTTTTGCGACACAGTTGTGAAGGTATTGTCTAAGAGCTAAATTGATAAATTTAACCACTGCATCATTAAAAGCCTGCTTTTTGTCAACCGTCGTTTCCTTAAAATGAGATACTACTTTTATTGGAATGTGGATCACCTCTCTTTATTTAGTCCGTATATAGTATTTGGTTTTATTGTGTAATATACCACATCAAAAGAAAACATATTATGTATCTACAATCTCAAATTCAAAACTCATATAGCCAGTATACACTCCAGCTTTTGCACCGTCTGTAGATTGTACTTCTGTTCTAACTGAATATGATTGGTTACTATCCGTAAATGCTCCAACAAAGTTATTGCCACTTGTATATTGATTCCCATCCTTGTCGTAAACCTTGACAGAGATGCGATCAGAGTCATCGCTGTTTCTCAACTTGATTTCGTCATCCTCATCAAGATAACAGATAGTTACAAGAATTTGAGACCCTTCGGCAAGATTAACGTCCGCAACGGAAATAGATACAGACTCTCCGGCATTCATTTCCATTGGAATCATTGCCGTAAATGAACCCGGGACTTCATATGTCATTTGCGTTGCTTGATAGTATGGCATATTTTCTGCGAACACAACAGTAGATGTCGCCATAATCATAAATACTGATAAAATAATTGTCATAAATTTCTTCATTGAATCAATCTCCTATTACTTTTATTTTGAATTTGAATGAACTCCCATTCAGTTCGGATTTTTTATCCATAGTGAAACATCTTGTAATGAGTCGGGCTTCATAAATTCCGGATGGTAGTGGCTTTGTTAATACTATATCGTGGAACCCGTATCCGGGGTATGTGTTATCCGATTCCCAGATAACTGTTCCATCGGATAACACGATTGAGAAATCCATAATACACTCATTTTCTTCCGGATTGTATATGTTAACTTTCTGTGCTGTTTGGTTAGCACGAAAGATTAGATTGTTAAAACATGGGATGGCTATGTGTTTTTTATTTTCATCACTGTCTGCCGTTATAGTGTTACCATCCCATTTGATGCCACTGGAAACGGACGGCTTGTCGTTACTGCATTTATTTAGGCAGACAACGATCAATGACAATATAGTAATTGCTAATAATATTAAGGATGTGGCAAGATAGGTTGCATTCTTTTTGTTATATCTACTCATTTCTTTTCTCCCGTCGTGCCTGTACTTCCGAATCCACCTTCTCCTCTTTCAGTATCACTAAGTTCGTCAACTACCTTAAAAGAAACATTGAGATAGGGAAGAATAACAAGCTGTGCAACCCTTTCATAAGCCTTAATTGTTTGTGGCTCTTTGCTATCATTATGTAATGCCACGATAATCTCTCCACGATAGTCAGAGTCGATTACGCCTACGCAATTTGCGGGGCGTAATCCTTTTTTTGCCGCAAGACCGCTTCTTGCGAATACTGCCCCAAAATATCCTTCTGGAATTTCAGCGGCGATACCAGTACCAATTTTCATTGTTGTACCTGGTTTTATTTCACACTCTTCAAATCCACCAAGGTGAGCGTATAAATCGTATCCCGCTGCTTGCTCTGATCCTCTTGTCGGAATCATTATATCATCATATACTCTTTTAATTTTTATTTCCATATACTTATTTCTCCTTATTTTAATGTTGCTTTGATTAAATGTGTTATTACATCGCAAGTCCATCCGTTACCCAGCATTTTATATGCCTGCGTGTCGCTCACAGGAAACCTGTACCATTCCGGCACGGTCTGTAATCGTTTACACTCTGATACTGTCAATTTTCGGATAATATAATATCCGTCAACAAGCTTTATCGGGTATGTTTTGCCCTTGATCGTGATATTGCCGTCTTTGACTTCGTAAACGGTATATGTCTTTCCGTCTACTCCTGACACCGCTTTAATTGGAATATCTCCGTCAAACTCAATCGGTATTGCATACAGCCCTGTCTTAGCGCCCATACCGCCACCCTCGGCACACAATGTCGTTGACTTGCCGCTTGTCTCATAAACTCGGTATTGCTTGCTTTGCGTTTGCACTCCGTCCTCTCTCGGAAGAGTGAAACATCGAACAGGCTCACCGATAAGGTTATCTTTTGATACCGTTGTAACAGCATTTGTTTTGCTGTCTGTTCGTGCTTCGTAGTGTTGCTGATATTTCGGTGCGTCTGTTTTACTGCTTCGGCTGTCTGTGTCTGAATACCGACCTCTTGATGCTATACAAATAGGTTCAGCAACCATATTGCCGTTTGTAGTATTTGTATCTAAAGTGTTTGATTTATTATCTTCTCTGCACTCATATTTTGCATATCCTTTTCCGCCTTTTGTCGTTCTTCCTCTGCAACGACAAGCAACAGGCTCTGCAACACCTGTTTTTCTGTCGATGATGTTTCCTGCAATATTTCTTATACCGTCCTTATAGCAGGTTGCCCGCAGACATTGTGCCTTACCCTCAGCAGTGACATTAACCGGCTCGGCTACCATACTTTTACAACCTTTTTGTAATGTATGTGCAGCGTAGTTTCCGATATTTTCGCCGCTTCCATTAGAATATCCTGCACTTAAACAATAGGATTTGCCATTTTGTGTTGTGCCAACAGGTTCTGCAACCATACTTCTTTGGTGTCTTTCAATAGTGTTCCACGTACAAGCACCGTCAAGAATATCTCTCAGCAGTATTCCTCTGTCCTCTGGCTGTTCAACATCGACCTTGCTGTAAGTTCCGTCTGCGTTTCGCTTGCCGACCCAATATAGGCGTTGTCTGTTTTGGGCGGAAACGAGTGCAGAATTGATACAAATCGCTTCAAATCCGAATGTTTCCGTTATGCTCTGCCTAATAGCCGCTGACATTGATCTATTATTCTCATAAATAAAGAATTTCGGTTCTGCTTCGTGCAAGGCTCTGACATACTGACTGAATAAGTCCCAACCTAATCCACTTGCTGTTGTCTCTCGTTTGTCTGGAGATTGAGCGATGCTCCAAAAGGTGCAATTATGAACAATAACATTATTCACGGTGTAGGAATTATCCTCATCAACCTCAATGTTATACACAATATCGGAATGTAAAGTCTTGCATACGTTTTTTACTTGCGTCCATACAATACCGTCTTGTATATGTGCAACCGACTGTTTCTTTATGCTTTCTTTCCATACAACCGTGTATAAAGGATAATTTGAATGTATCTCTCTGTCACCGATTTTGTGCGGTCTATCATTGCTGCATACAGTTACACCAGCATTTACACCATAAATTTGTGTAACAAGCCTTTGTAGTCCGAACGCTAACTTTGGGCTAACTGTAGATGCACAATATTGATATTCTCCTATGTGTCCGTCCCCGTCCATATATCCGCTCAGAAAAGCAAGCTGTATTTCTCTCGGCAAGTTGTATATAAACTCAGGGATTGCCTTGTTGCTTGCACCCTTGCCAAACCCATTTTGCTCAATAAAATTTAGTAATTCCATTGATGAAAAGCACGCTCTGTAAACGCTTTCAGTATGCTCATAGCAAGAGAAATGTCGCTGTGTTACATTCTTTTTGAATTGCTTAATTTTACTTGCACCAATAGACAACATCACTTGATACTGATAGCTGTTCTGCCTGCCTTGCCGTTTGCTTTTACGTATATATCCATCTGCAACATATCGACCTAAAATATACGCTAATTCTTCGTCTATATCAGCTGCGTTTATTTCTGCCGACTTTCCGATAAGCTGACCGCAGAAATGCGTTTTAGGCTTTAATTCGATTGCTTTCGTCCATTTCGGCTCGGTACTGAATACTCTCCACGATTTTGTTTTGTTGTATTCATCCCATGTTGCTTTCCTACGTTCCAAAGTATAAAACGGATGTTCGGCTGTTGTATGGAATGCAGGATAGCCCATTATCTTGACATCAACAATATCTGCTTCACGCTTATTTGTACGGATGACCTTTCTATATCTGCCTCTATGTGTCAATACCATATCCCCGACTTGTATTTCGGAAACATCTTTATAACCGTCAGCCGTCAAAACCAAGTGTCCCTTTGTAAAGCACGGACTGCCACCGATAAGATAATCAATATCGCTGTATTTTGTAAAATCCGCATTGAACACGTCACCGAGCTCCTGTATCTGCGGAAAGTTGTGTGTTGCTGTCTGAATAGCGTACTTGTCGATCTCATACGCATAATAATTGTCAACTTGTATTCCTGCTTTAAGCATAGCAATCATTCCGCACGACATACCATCAAACAAACTCAATACATTAACCTTGTTACCTATAATATCATCCTCCTAAAACATTATTCCGTTGTGTTTAGCAAACTAAACTTAACTGCTTCTTACATTATCGGTTTGTGATTACTCCAGCAGTTCGTTTTAGCAATATATATTCTTCTTTTTCTTTTGGAATCTCAAAGACACGGATAGATTCTTTTAATACTTCGGTAGAGCCATCATACCATTGAATAACACACGTATCTTTTTCAGCATCGTTTTCTAATACTCTTAAATATGTATCACTGTCAATTATCATATCATTTGAGAGAGTGCACGCCGTTGTCGTGATTGCCCAAAGAGAGACAGCATCGTCGCCTGTTGCAAGGCTACTTTTGCCACTATCCCCATCTGTTGAAGAATCTTCTATTCCAGATAACTCTTGTATAATAGGATCTTCGTATATGTGACTTGTGCTGTCGTCTGTGCTTGACAGCACGTATGATATTGACGACTCATTGATATCGTCGTTGCTTTGTTCGGAGTCCTGTAAGGTAGGAGTATCTGCTTGGCTGTTTTGTCCTGACGGATCTGCTATTGCAGATTCCTGAGCAACCGTCTCTCGTACACCGTCATCCACGCTTTCTGTATTTTGCCAGCTTTGCTGTTTATAGTATTCGTTATGTTGGATGATTGACTGGTCTTCCTGGTAAGATGACTCGCTATAGGTATCATTGAACGTAGTATGTGTTGTTTGCTGTGTACTTTCCTGCATAAACCTGTCTGTTGTTTCTACAATGATAGAGCTTTCATATTGTGGTTCTGCTGTCGTTTCTTCGCCTGATTGCTCAGCATCACTGATACAAGATGACACTGTGTGATTTGTAGGTTGTGTGGTTACGTTTCTCGTTGTTTGCTTGCTTTTACAGCCCGCAAAAGCCGTAAACGCAAGAACCGCTACACATACGGCAGAGATTAGTTTGATTTGTTTCATTGCGTACCTCCTATTTTTAATAACCAAGCCGGTGTATGCAACAACCGGCTGGTTTATTGGCGATAAATTACTTGTCATGTTGTTGGTAGTACATAGTTATACTTACAATCAACCTCTTGCCAATCAAAGCAGGGTTTTATTCACTTTATATGTTACTATTGTGTTATAATTTACCTATTTCACGTTAGAAAATGAACGGTATTGTACAATTCTTCCCAATCGTTTACTCTAAAAATTCCGTTGTCCTCAGCATTATAGCTTTTATTGTGCGGAGTTGTATATAAAATCTTCATATAGTCGCCTCCAATAAGATTATGGACGCCATCATCTATCAAAACATCCGCCTTAATGAGCTGTTTGACAGAACAAATGATGATATGATTCCAATCTATATATGGGAAATACCTCTGAACTATATTTTCGTACTTTGGCTTTATTGTTCTGTAGTCAGAGGCGGTACAGAGAAAAATCCTGTACCCTTCCTCATAAAGCAAATTAAGATATTTAATAGCGTCGAGTTTCGGAGTTACTGTTTTCCAGAATTCTTCTTTAAGTAATGGCTTGAAGATTTGCTCTTTTGTCAATTCTGGAAAGAATTTGCTTATATCCCAGTTAGTGATGTCTTCGGCTGATACATTAGTCCCATAGTTTTCATTAAGCCAATGGCACCAACAGGAACACAAATTTTCAATTACATCATCTATGTCAACTAATATGGTTTTACTTATTTGTATCACCCTCTTAATGTTTTGGTTTGCTATTGTTTTTGTCTATGTATTCTGCTAAAGTCCAACCACAAAGCAGTCCTAATATACAAGCTATTAGTGTACTCATATTTCACTCTCCTAATTGAACCATTTAAGTATCGGAGTTCCTCTAAAACCTTTCTCCCAAATAAACCAAGCGTATGCGATTGCCGAACTATCGGAATTTTCAAAGTCACCATTCTTGGCACATAATATCCTGTTACTTGAAACGCATACTTTCTTTGGAGGATATTGATTAAAAAGGACTCTTCTTGATTTTCCTTCTAAAAATGATAGTCTTAACAGCATAGCAACCTTATGCCCTTCGCTTATTGAGTTCAATGCGTGTTTTACGAATTCTATTGCATATTTGTATGGCGGATTTGTTATAATGTCTCCGTCGAAAATACAGTCGGAGGTAAGGAAATGCGGCGGGGGGGGGGGGGGGGGGGGGGGGGGGGGGGGGGGGGGGGGGGGGGGGGGGGGGGGGGGGGGGGGGGGGGGGGGGGGGGGGGGGGCGGGGA